TACTGATAGTAAGTCTATTAAAACAGAAAAAGATGCACTTGCATTTTTAGATGTTTTAGATAAAGAAGAAGCAGAAGTAAGAGCAAATGAAAAAAAGGGCAACAAGATTTTAAAAGGTTCACCTGTATTTAGTGCAAAATCTATTGAAAATATAGATAGTTTTGTTGAATGGGTAAAAGATAGACTTCCCCAAGGTATAATATCTGTTGAAGATATGAAAACCCTTGTAAATAACTTACAAGAAAACAGAATTACTGTAGGTGAGTTTGTTGCATACCTTGGTAAACTTAATCAGATAAAAGGTGTTATCAGAACATCTAAAGAAAGTCCATTCAAATACCATGAGGCATTCCATGCAGTGTTCCGTTTGCTGCTAGACCAAAAACAGATAAATTCTTTATTGTCTGAAGCAAGAAAAGAATTTGCTATAACAGAAGCAGGACTGGAAGAGTTACGTACTCTTACTGATGAAAATCAGAAATTGACAAGAAAGCAACTTGAAGAGCTGTATCTAGAAGAAAAGATGGCTGACAAGTTTGATGAATATATGATGGGCAAAAGAGGTCCTGTATCTCCTGGTATAAAAGGTTTGTTTGAAAAACTTCTGAGATTTATAAAGAACTTCTTTTCAAGGTTTACACCATCTGACCTTAAAACTTTCTTTATAGAAATTGATGAGGGCAAATATAAAAACAGTACTATTCAGAGTAATAGTTATACAGATGATGTAAGAACAAATCCACTTGGATTTACAATACCTGCATGTAAGGTTATTAAACTTAGTTCAGATGAAGTAATTTTACCTAATGGTAAAAAAGTTTCTGTTGATGTTTACATGCCTCAAAAACAAGCAGATAGGCTTGTATCTACTATTACTGCTCAGTTTGATCAGGAAATAAGAAATAAAGGACTTAAACAATATAACAGTGAGTCTATACTGAATGGTATTCTTAATAAGTATAAGGATACATATAACCCACGTAGACCAAAGTACATTGATGTAGCATTAAAAATAACTAATTCTGCAGAAGCAAAAAATTACTTAAGAAAGATACATGATATGCAGAAAGTTTTCTCTAAAACGGAAACTAGAAATGCTATTAAAGAGGCTGTTGCTGAATCTTTGAGAATACTTGGGTATGAAGTAACGCTTGATACATTCGAAAATGATAAACTAACTGATACATATGGCCCAAGGTCTTCTGATAAATTTGATAAGAAAGACCCGGGAGCTGCTGCAGGACCTGAAGGTAAAGCACAGGAACTTCGTAGATTTATTGCAGGTACTACTACGTTTGCAATAGATGAGTTTGGTAACACCCATTATGAAAATGGTGAACCAATGATTGAGGCAGTTAATGCAGGTGATGTGTATAATGGAATACTTAAACTTCTTGCTAACACCTCTAGTCAGGAAAAGCAGATTAAGAAGTTAAAGGATTTTGTAAAAATGAATGTTCTTGTAGACAGTGTTACAGGTGAAGAAAGAATTGTTGATAACAAACACTCAGTTGCTACAATAAAAAGATTGTTTGAAATTACAGGATATAACAATGATACAAAAAAGTTTACCGCAAATCAGGAAATGGTAAACATGTTTCTAAAAGGTTTTTCTTCTTATTCTGCAAATTATCTTTTTACACAAGTTGACCCAAACAATGGTAACACTGTTACTACATATGCTAATACAAAAGACTCGTCTGTTGTACAGGTAATGTCATGGAATAATGCTTTTTCAAGACTGTATGAAGACCAGATGAGAAGACAAAGCACTAATACTGAGTATGCTGATTTGTACAAAAGTAAGAATGCCGGTATAGTTGCATTTAAAGAAGCAATAAACGAAACATCAAAAAAGAAAGTCGAGAAAGATTCTGTTATCAGGGCCAAAGCCCATTCTATTAGTGCTGCACTTAAAAAAGATATAGGAATTGCTATTCACCCTAACTATATAAAATATTCTATCCTCAAAGCAAAACAAGAAGATGCTTTAGATGAAAAAGGTGAGCAAGCAGATTTCCTTGAAACATTTGGTGAACTTGATCCAATTACTGAGACAATGTTTACTGTTGCTCTTACAAATACTTTATCAAAAGGGATATCTCCTTTTAGTAAGGATATGTATGAAGAAGAAGAAGTAGAACAAGAACAAGTTAAAAAAGAAGATGAAGATGAAGTATCTGATTCAAAAAACAATACTGCATATAACATCTTGTTAAAGATTGCTCAAAATAACAGCATATTTGATGAGACAATTGGAACAATATCTTTTACTACTTCTGATAATGAAACTAGGTACGCACATACTCACCCTAACTTTTATCATGTAAATATTAATCAGTTTAATGATCCAAAAGTAATTGAACAAATCAGAAAAGATGTTGAAAAAAATACAGTACATCTTCTTTCTAATGATGACTTTATTAAGTTGCTTAACGATAAAGCAATCAAAGTAAACATGGCAGATGGTCTGAAGAGCAGTAATGTTAATTCTTCTGAACAAGGCACTACTAATAAAAAAGGTACTGTATACGGTGACTTTATTAGAAGGGATAACTTGGCATATCTTTTTGCAATGTATGACATCAGTAAGAAGAAAGATGCAAAGGTTTCAAGAAGCAGTAACCCTACTGATTATTTTTATAAAACTGGTCATCTTATAAGAACTGTTGAGTCTAAAAAAGCAGGCTATTTTATAGACCTACCAGTAATAAATGCAATAGTTACTAAAGATGGAAAAACATCTTTATCTGATACTGCTTTAGATATTCTTTACAATACTGTTCTTTATGAAATTAACAGGATTGCAAGAGTAAACAAAGAAATAGAAACTGGTAAAGATATAAATGGTAATCCTGTAAAAGAGATAATAGACTATAATGAAGGTGCACTAAGAGGCCTAAAACTTTATGAGACTGGTAACATGTTAGGTAACCTTGCTGCAGATATAGAAAAGAATGCAGTTGATCCTAATTACGTACCAGACAGAGAAGCAATTTTGGAACAGTTGAATACTTACTGGATGGGTCAGGTTAACAGACTTGTTGACATGATGATAAAAGAAGGGCTTGTTAGTACAGATAATAAAAGAATACTTGCACCAAGTTATCTTTTTAAAGGCTTTGGTGGTAAGAATGCTAATTTGATGAATGAAAAGATGTATTTGATAAAGAATAACTTCATGCATAACATTTCACAAGTGTTCATGAATGACTTCTTAAATACATCTGCTGTTAACAAACTTCTTCATGGAGATGAATCAAAGAGCTTTAAACTTTTTGTTGAGCAGGTAAAACGTGCTGCCGGTGCTAATGCTGCTGGCCCATCTATTGAAAGTATTGTAACTAAAGATGAATGGGGCATAAGTCATAAATTAACAAATGTATACCATGTTACTTATAAAGACACTGAGTTTTTGAAAAGGTCTGGTGAAAAAGGTGAGCAAGACGATGGTCAAATGTATTGTACAGTTAAAGGTTTGAGATACATGCTTTTTGGTATGGGTACTTTGAAGCAAGTACAGGTAGATATCTTAAACAAGATAGAAAGGGGAGATGTTGTTACTAAAGAAGAGTTTTTTAAAGCAGGTGGTATTCAGGATATGAAAGCTGCTTTTAATCCTTTAAAGATGGTTTACTTTGATGGTAAAACATACTTAAAGTGCTCTGTACAAATGCTCTCAAAAGAGTTTACTTCATATTGGAGTAAGACTAAAGGTAAATGGGTTGCTTATCCAGGTAAAGAGAACTTGCATAACATTAGGTTAAAACTGGAGAACTTTGAGAAGAAGAATGAAACCATAACTTTTGCTCATCCTGTTCAGGTATCCAAAGGCATGAAGAAAGCAGTTGCTTCAAGTATTGCAGCTATTACTGATAAAAACTTTAATAAGTTACCTGCAGACTACATGAGGCAGCAATTAGAGAATCCGTCAGGCAAGTTAAGCATGACAGATCCTACTCAAAAACTGCAACAAATATTTGCCGAGATACCTGCAAATAGCACAGTGTATCTTAATGGTAAAAAAATGACAGGTAAAGAGGCAGTTGATAACTACCTTGACCTGATTGCAAAAAGAGCAGCTATAAATTATAAAATGAAAAGAAATGGCATTTTTGATATCAAAGATGCTTTTAATGAAATATCCATGTCTTATCAGACAGGACAAGTTACAGCCAAGCTAGCTAAGTTTTATGATTTGTGTTATGAAAATTTGATGGCTACTGGTGCAGATGCTCAAACACTTGAGTTCTTCCGTACAAAAGACGGAGAGGTGGTATACGACCTTAATTTCCCTGCTACCTTACCAAAGTACACCCAGTTGTTTCTTGCATATTTTAGCAGTGGTGCATTCCAAGCTAAGGTACCAGGGCTTACTCTTACCCTTATATCAAATGCTCATCATAAAACAGTTAAAAGACTTATTTCTGTAGATGAGCAAGGTCAACCAAAAGAGTGGGAAGTTATAACTCGTGAAATGTTTGATGCTGATCCAGAGAAGTATACTAAGTCTCTTATTCAATATACACAAGACGATGATGGTACTACTCTAAAAAGAATGTTTACTGGCCTTGAAGAGAAACTAGCCACAGGTAAACCTGTATACTATCTTGATGATCTTAGGGACAATGTTGGTATATACAACAGTGATGGAGAACGTATAGAAACTTACAGTGAATATATTACTGCAAGTCATTATGAAGAAGAAGATTCTGCAGTAGAGTCAAGTTTTTCTGTACGTATACCATCAGACGATAAACACTCTTACATGAATGCAAGAAGAGTGGATGTTTTACCTGTATGGATGGGCTCTACTGCTATGTTTCCACAAGAGATTATGGAAAAAAGTGGTACTGACTTTGACTTGGATAAGGTTTATGTATCTATACCAGACACTTATGCAAAAGATGATAAACGTGTTGCATATGGTTCTGCTACTACAGATGCGGAAAAGTTTGAAGAGTATGTAACTTGGCAGTACAATAACAATAAAGCTTTTAAGAACAATGTAAAAGCTTCAATGAAAGAAGATGCTTCATTAACAGAAGTAATAAAAGAAAAAGCTGAACTTAATGAAACTCAGTCTCAATTAATATCTAAGATCTTACAAGCAGATAGAGATATTCAAAAAGAAAAACAGACTAAACACCTTCTTTTAACTGCATCTGGTTACATTTCTGCTAAAGGTATATACCTTCAAGATTTTAAAGATGCTAAAAAGGCTATTGTAAACAACTATAATAACGGTAAAAAAACTGCAGACGAACTTGAGGAAACAATTAAAGCAACAAGAGATTGGCATATCCTCAAAGTCCTTGCAGAAATGAAAATGCCAGCATCGGTTGCACAGTTTAACAAAGAAGGTGGTGAAGAAATTAACCCCGGTGTTATAAACAATAAAGTGCTTGAATCTAATCAATCGTTGTTAAGTTCTGAAGCAGTTGCAGGTGGAGAAAATCCTATTCTTAATCAACCTACAAGTACTGATGCATTTAAGATATTTGCTGAAACAATAAAAAGAGAGTTAGCAGGTGCTGATAGTGAGTATGCCATTGACCTGTTAAACAGAATTACTGACAAGAAAGAAGATACTAGTTCAATGTTGGGCAAAGAAATATCTCGTGATACTAATGCACAAGGTAGAGATAACATTGGTGCTGCTGCAAATGCTGTTATCAATTACTCTATTAATAGCACTTTTGGTCTTAATTTAAAAGGTAAAAAGATTACAATAGACGGTAAAGAGTATAACTCATATACAAATCTTAAAGCTTGGAATGGCAATGCATTTAGTGGTGAGAGAGTATTTGCATCTCTTTCTGCTATCGAGAATGCAATGACAGATAATGCCAAGTTTGCTTATTCTGGTAAGTATGGTTTAAGTATTGGTGCAGTTGGTTATTTATCTAACATGGTCTCTCAAGGTATACCTTTTGAAACAGCAATGTTATTTATAATTCAACCTACTGTACAAGAATATTTTAGACGTATTTCAAATCTTTCTTCTAATCTTAAAACTAGTGAAGAGAGTTCTCTTAGCAAGTTTCAGATTATGCAAGAGCTTGAAGATTATATTGTTGCTAATCAAGAAGAAGAAGAAGAAGAAAAAGAACAAGAAGAAGAAAAAGGGGCAGAAGAAAAGAAAAAATATGACCCTACTTCAAGAGAGGCAATGATAGATAATATCCGTAATAATAAAATGTCACTTGAGATTTTTGATATTCTTAAGACAATAGATAAGCAGTCTATGGATCTGATGGAGTTCTCAAAAATTCTTAAGATAACACAAGGTATCCCTGTTTCCTGGGAAGAGTTTGATGATATCAAAAAAGCAATGAACAAATTTGGTTTGATTGATGCATCAACTGAAGAAAAGGATCTTAGTATTGATGTTAAACAAATCATGAAACATGACCATAAGTTTATGGCAAAGTATATTGAAATGTTTCGTGACCTTGATGCTTTATCTGCATTTGTGTTTGTTGAAAGGAACCCTCAGTTTATGCAGGTAATGGATATTGTAAAAGCAAACTTTGATGTACCATCATCAGACAAAAAAGAGTTTAACAATAGTTTGAAGCTAAACTTGCTTTCATATTTCTCAATTAGTGCATACAAAAAATATCTTGATAAAGAGGGACTTGGTTCATATGTTACTTCATTGAATCATGCAATGATATACCCTGAAGTTCTTGCAAAAGAAACTAATTATGAAGATGCTATTGATATTGTAGTAAAATTAAAAAAGAAGTTTGCTGAAGAGAATACTCCAAACTATTTTATCAACTACATTCTTAACATTGTTGATGCAGGGGACAATGTATCTAAGATTAATAAGGTAGAAATAAATAGTTGGGCAAAGCTTTCTCCTTACCAACAAGAGAAGATAATAGATGGTTATTTGCAACTTTACAGCAATAAGGATACACATATTGATGCAGTTGCTTTATTTCACTATTTGTTAGTAAAAGATGGAGGGCAGTTTAAATCAGGTAGTTTTATTCGTTATATTCATAATGGAGTCTTTAAAAACTTATTGAATAGTACAGCTGATGTAAACAGACTTTTATCTGATAAAACTGCAGATGATGTTGCATATAATGAAGTATTTGGTAAAACAATGTCGGAGCTGGTTGACGGTTTTCTTAAATCATATGCTACTTGGGCAGGTAATGAAACTTACATAAAGCAAACAACGATTTTTGCTCCTGTACTAAAAAATAAAAACTCTCCTATTTATCTTGACAGAGAATCAAAAGTTCTTTACGTTGATTATAAAATGGGTATGGAATCAGTTGAGGTCAATGAAGGTGACAGTAAATTCATGTCTAGGTTACGAGATATGGAAGATAATGGTTTTGGTTACGAGTTTGAGGAAATTGTTTACAAAGACAAAAAGACTGGTAAGGATAAGAAAAAGAAGACAGTAAAAATTAGTTTCCCTTACTCTATAATGATAAACAATCAGCTTTACATTTTACAGGCAGTTGACAAAGCTGAACCTGAAGGTGCACAAGATTTTGTCAACATGCTTGGAGTAGACCAAAGTATTGCAAAAGGTTCAAGAGCTAGGTATATTCAAGGTAAACTAAGAGGCAGTAAAGAACAATGGGGAGGAGCAGCTGTTTTTGGTAAAATGCCTATAAGAGAGGAAATAGTTGTTCGCAATGAACAAGTAATTAATAATCCTCCTTATTCATCAGATGTGCCTTCAGGTAAGAATATTGTAACCAAGACTCAAGAAGTAGTTAATACTGGTACCAAAAGAGATTATGATGAAACTGCAGAGTTGGGTAGTATAAAGAATCCTTACAAGGCAGTAATGAACTTTACAGATGGTGATGGTGGTAGAAATATGAAACCTGAATTTGCTGGCAAGTCTACTATGGATCTTATTCTTTCTGGTGATCGTACTGGTACTACAAGAGACTTGACAAAAGACTACAACAGGCTTCCTGTTAAAACAGATGACTTTATTGAGTTTTCAGATAAATTAGGTAGAAAAGCACTTGTACGTGTAACAGAGACATGGACTTCTATTAAAAACGTAGATGCAGAGTCTTGGAGTGATATAGAAGGTTGGGATAAATCTGTGTACAATAATCTCATTAGCAAAAAAGAAGCTCAGTATAAACAACTTCAATTTGTTCTTGTAGATACTGAACAGAAAAATTTGATTGTTGATAACATAGAAGATGTTAATGATTTAGATGCAATTAATGCTTTAAAAAATCAATTTGGATTGTTTGTTTACAGAAATGGTGATAAATTTGGCATAGGAAACATTGCTACCAGTGAAACTCCTCAACAGATGTTAAAACGTCATGTTGATGCTACTGAAAAACAAGAAGTTTCTACTCAAGCTCCTATATCAGAAACTACTAATACAGGTATACAGTATCCAAACAAGCCGGAGTTTAATAAACTTCCTGTAAAACTGGGTAAACCCACTATGACATATGCTGGTATAGGTAGTAGAAGGACACCTGCAGAAATGCTACCCCTTATGACAGAATTGGCTAAAGAGTTAGCTGCTAAAGGGTACACATTAAACAGTGGTGCTGCAGAAGGTGCTGATAGTGCTTTTGAAGCCGGTGCTAGTACTAAAAAGGACATATTCCCAGGTAATATAAAGACAGGTAAAAGAGAGCTTATGATAGCTGAAGAGATACATCCTAATTGGGGTGCAATGATAGCTGCTGCAAAAAGGAATGCTATTCAAAAAGGAAAAAATCCTGAAGCTGCTGCTGCATATGTAGCTAATCTAATGGCAAGAAATACCAATCAGGTATTTGGTAAAAACCTTGATACTCCTGTAGATTTTGTACTTGCATATACTCCTGATAACTTAACTGACTATACAAAGAGAACTATAGACTCTGGAGGTACAGGGCAGGCTATAGACATGGCATCAAGAAAAGGTATACCTGTTATCAATATGGCTGGCCCTAACTGGAGATCTCAACTTGATGCAGTGATTAATAGGCAATCTTCTATATCAGAAACTAATGTATCTTTACCAACAGGTGAGCAAATGACTGACGAACAGTGGGAAACAGAACTAGCTGCTATATATAAAGAGAAAGGAGACAAAAAAGGTAGGACTGAAACAGAATGGACCAAAGCTGCTAAAGGATTCAGAGATCAGAGTAGGTCAATTGGTGCTACAGATGAGCAAATACTTAACACTATAAAATGTTTATAAAATAATGGCAAGTTGTCCTAATATAAATTCTCCAGAGTTTAAAGCACTGGAATCTGTACACGGAAGAGAAAAATCGACTCTTCTGTTTCATATGAACAACGAAGTAGTACCTACAGTAGAGCAAGCTGCTAAACTGTTAGGTATACAGGGTATAAAAAACTTACCTCCTCTTTCTAATAAAGAGCTATATTATCAATTAGGTACTTCTGAAATAGAACAAGCCAATAAAGAACTTGATCAGTTTCTTTTAGACTACCTAAAACCATTTGGTATTAAAGTAAAAGATATAGAAGAACTAAAGAAAAGGTTTAATGTAAAAGATGCATTAGGTGTAGCAGATGTTCTGAATAAGGTTATCTATCTATCTAAGGGTAACAGAAGGATAGATACTATGGCTGAAGAAGCTGCCCACATGATTACCATGTTAATGGGTAGAGATCATCCTTTATTTCAACAACTCTTTAATAATATTGAAAGGCACTCAAGCTTTAATGAGGTGTATAGAGAGTACATGCCTATATACAATAATCTAGAACAGGTAAAAAAAGAAGCTGTTGACAAGTTAATAGCAGAGGCTATTGTTAATGGATGGAAAGTAAAAGGAACCAAAGAAGAAAAGAATTTACTACAGAAGTTTATTGATGCTATCAAACAATGGTGGGATAGTTTTATTAATAAAAACGAAACTTTTAGTCAATATACAGCAAACAAAAAGATAAGTCCTACTGCAGCTATTATAGCTGAAAAAATACTTAGTGGAGACACTTCTCTTATTAACAAAGTTGAGGGAAAAGAAAAATTAGATTACATTAAAGCATTATCAGGTAATAAACATGCCAAAAATACTATAAATCTTTTTACTGATTATTTTGGCTTTAGGCTTACTGGTTCATTGGCAATAGCTGCTCAGGGTGAGACTATAAACCGTCCCTCAGAATCTCCTATACATGATCTTGATTTTGTAGTGTCAAAAGATTTTGATATAAAAAAGATGGATGAATATATGAGAAACATGGGTGCTATACCTACTCACAGTGGCATCTTTACTAAAACCTCAAGAGGAGATGTCTCATCTACATATGCCTATCTAGTACCTGCAGAGGGATATACAGTAGAAGCAGCACATAGGACAACATCTAAATATTGGACAGAGTTTGCTGATGAAGTTATACTAAGAGATAGTAATAATAAAGAAATATTTCGTGGCAAATGGGATAAAGCTCCAGCTGATAAACTACTTAATGTTGATTTCTTTGATAACTCTGAAAAGAATAAAGAAGCTGCTGGTAAATATAAAAGCTGGCAGGATATCTATTTTGGCAAGATGACACTTAGCAATCTTGGAGACAAAGCAAGAATGTTTCCTAGAGCAAAAGATCAAACAGATTATATTGAAAGTAATCCTGTACAAAGAGATAATATTAGACCAGAGTTTTTTTACTATCAATTATCATCAAAAGAAGAACGACCTGCTGAAAAGAAACTTGATCAACAACTTACAGATTTTCTTACTAAACTAGGAATATCTGTAGAAAGAGTCAAGGAGATTATGACCAGTAAAGGTATAAGTGCTGCTGCAATGACCGATACTATCAATAAGATTATTAAAATAGCAGATGGTAAAGCAGGTATAGATACATTACCAGAAGAGGTTGCTCACATTTTTCTTGATATGTTGCCGGCTAACTCTACTCTTCTTAGAGATATCTTAAAGGATGTAAGGACAAGAGACATCTATAGAAAAGTAATGGATAAGTATGGTGACTTGGATGAGTATAAAAATGAGGACGGTACTGTTAATGAAGATAAGATTGCTAGAGAAGCTGCAGGTCAATTAGTTGCAGATGCAATAGTTGGTGAGTTTGAAGATAGTAAAATAAAGAGTTTTTGGAAAAGGATATGGGATTATATTAAACAGTTGTTTAAAGGTAAAGAACTACTTACTCCCTACAAACAGATAGCAAAAGAGATTCTAAAAGGTGAAATAGCTAATCTGCAACCTACATTAGGAGGTAAAGGAATTTACTATCAGTTAAAAGAAGAAGAAGAACAATTAATAAGAAATGCAATTAAAAAAGCAAATCCTATACAAGTTAAAGTAATTGAAGAAGTTTATTTCAAGCCTCACAATAGATATTATCTTGATGAAAAAATTGAAATTGATAAAAAAACTGGCATTGTTAAAAAAATTCGCATTTATAAAGACAGTGCCGGTGATTCTTATACATCTTTAACAACTGCAATGGGAGTTGATTTTCCTGAAGATCGCAAAGATGAGTTTGAAGCAAACAGAGATTGGGGTAATGATGTTGACCAGATAATGCAAGATATCTGTTTAAGAAAGAAATTTAATGACATTAAAACAAAGGTTTTATCTGAAGAAGTAAAAGCTGAGGTTTATTCAATTCTTTCAGAATACTATGGTGAACTTAGTGCAGGTAATTGCATTGTGTTGCCCCAAGTAATAGTAGCAGATGAACAAACAAAAGTTGCTGGTACAATTGACTTATTAGTTATTGATCCTTATGGTAACATGAGAGTAATTGATATCAAGTCTTCATGGAACAGACATAAGAGTTCATCATCTACTACCCCACATGCTCTAAAATCTAGCAGTAGAATTTTAGAAAACACTGCAAATACACCAAAGCCTATAACTAAAATTACAAAATTACAACAACACGGTGCCCAGGTAGGCTCCTATGCAAAAATGTTACAGCTACAAGGTTGGTATGTAAACCCTATAAATGGGCTTGCAACAAAACATATTTACCTTAAAAGAAAAACAATAAAGGATGCAGAAGGTAACGAATCTACTATTATACAATCTGCTGAAGAAGATGGTGAAGATGTACGTAAACCATCTGATAACTATACTTTGATACAAGCATTAGTACCTACTCCTCTTACTAATAAGGATAGGTTACAAGAAATTAATGATGAGTTTGGAATAGGTAATCCTATCAGACAATCACAAAAGCAAGACCCTGCAAAAGCTATTATACCAAAAGATATTGAAGAGAAACTTGATGAAAAGTTTAATGAAATAAATGAAGGTATTCGTAAGTTTTCAGAAGAACTTGAAGAGCTAAAACATAAATCAGGTGGACGATGGGTAAAAGATGCAACCGGTACATTAGTAAAAACTGCTAAGTTTAAAGCAAGAGAAGATACTGTTGAAAGAGTAGATAAACTATATGAAGAACTTTCAACAGCACTTAGCCATGAAAGCAGAACTGTAGCATATGGCAAGTTTCTGGACTTTATGGAACAACAATTAAACAATATTGGTAAATTTCTTACAGATAAAGATGCAAAAGGAGAGTTTCCAAAAAACATTGACAATATAGATTATCTAAACATTGCTCTATTAGCTCAAAAGTTTATCTCATCTTTTAATGGTATACTTAATCTTAATGTTTTTGGTACTGCAGAACAAGCAATAAAACTATCTCAGGTAGTGCAAATGCTTAATGATACTAATGGATATATTGCTGTTGCAATTAAGCAATACAATATGCGGTGGACAAGTGAGACTACAAGCCGAAAAAACCTGACAAAAGAAAATCTTGAAGCATACGTTACAAAAGATAGAGATGTAACCAATAACGAAGCAATGTTTGGTACATTAGGTAATAGTGGTGTGTTTATTATTGAGAATGCAGACAAAAAGATTAAAGCAAGGTTTCTTGCAGCTAAAGAAATAGCTGAAGAAATGATTAATAAGTTTGTGTTACCTGCATCAGAAAAATTAAGAGTTGCAAATGGAGGCAAGATAACTGCTAATATGTATGACTTTATGATGAGAAAAGATCGTGAAGGTAAACGCATGGGCCAGATTGTGTCTCAAGTAGGAAGAGTGTATAGAGAAAAGCAAGACAAGATTTATAGTCAACTTACTGATATTGAAGGTCATGTATATAACTACAAAGAGATAAATGACTTAGATGCAGCTACACAGGAAGATATTCAATACAATATTGATCTTTACTATAAAAAAGAAGCAAAGAGAAAGTTTGATAGTGCTGAAGAGTTCGATGAAGATGGTAATACATCTTCTGGAGAATACCATAAATACTCTGATGAGTTTCTAGCAGAAAGAGAAAAGTACATGTATAAAGAACCTGTAGGAGGTACTCTTAAAAAGATAAACGGTAAATGGAAAAAAGTAGATGTAACTTGGAGATGGGAGTTTTATGCAGGTAAAACTCCCGAAGCTGAAGCAGAAATCATTGCTTTTAAAAGAAAATACTTTAGAGAAATTCCTAACTATTTAAGTGCAGAATTTGTAAAAGGTAAACCTACAGGTATAGTAACTGAAAAGTTTAGTTTATGGGTACCCAAAGCTGATTACGTAGAGGTAAGAGATACAGTAAAATCAACTGGTGAAGTTATTGCAGATAAAGGTTACTATGAACTGATGAACCCTACTACAGAATTAGGTAGAGCTCAAAAAGAGTATTATATGATGTATGTAGATACCATGTTAAAGGTTCAAGACATGTTACCTACAGATGCTGCAGAAATATTTAAAAGAGGTGGTATACCCTCACTTGGTGCAAATTGGGTACAGAAGATAGGTAACGGTGATGTTAATGCAGGTGTTCTTATGGCTAATGCAATAAAAGCATCTTTTCAAACTCCGGTTGCAATGGGTAAAGATGTTGCTGCAAACTCTGGATCTGCAAGACAAAAAATACCACTTCTTTACGTTAGCCCACTTCAATCTCAATTGCAGATAGATAAAATAACTGCTGAAATAAATGAACTTGAAAGTAAAAAATCAAAACTTTCAGAAGTTGAATACGTAAAACAAAAGAAATATCTTGACAATTTAATGAAGAGGGAAAAAGGAAAAATGAAAGCTAATGATTTGCATCCTGACCTCTCTATTGGACTAGTTGAAATACTTAAAGCTGCTACTCAATTTCAAGCCAAATCAGATATTGAAAGTGATCTTCAGGCGGTAAATACTCAGTTGTTAAACATGGAGTTTGAGCAAGAAGTTACTACATTTGGAGTAATTACAGGTAAAAAAACAGTAAGTGGTATACAGTCAAATGCTTATAAGAGATTTAACGGATGGTTAAATATGTGTTTTTACAACGATCCTCTTATGGATAAGAGTACTGCAGATAAAATAGTTAAAAAGCTGATGAGTTATACATCTGCTCTTGGTGTATCATTTAACCCTATGGGATGGGTAAACAACTCAATTACAGGTACTTTGGGTAACTTTGTTGACAGTCTTGGTGATGATTTCTACAATGCATCTGCAATGAGAAGAATGACTACTGTTGAGTTTCCAAAAGCAATGGTTGGTTATATGCGATCAATGATGGAACACAAAGTAAAAGGTTCTACTTATGAAAAAAAGAAAGCCGGTTCAAAGTATGAGTGGCTTTGTGACTTTTTTAATGCTATACAAAAAAATGATGATGATGTTCGTGGTGATATAAACTGGCTTGCCAAAGTAGGTGGTTACTCAGGTATGGAAGCAGGTGAATACATGATGCAATCTAAAGTTGCTAATTCAATTCTTGCATCTATTCCTATAAAAGGTTCTATAACAGATCCTGTTACAGGAAAAGTAACTGAACTTGATGAAATAATGCTTTATGATGCTTATGAATTTGATGAAGCTACTGGTCAGGGTAAACTAAAAAAAGGCTATGAACTTTCAGATAAAGAACGATACGATATTACTAACCGTATCCGGGAAACAATTGATCGCATACATGGTAACTACACCCCTATCAATAAAACAATGTTTGAAAGGGAATGGTGGGGCAAGTTAATGATGCAGTTTCACAAATGGGTATACCCTAACCTTAAATCAAGAATACAAAGAGGTAAATACGATGAGAACCTTGGTGGTGGCATGGACATTGAAGGTAGATACAGAACTGTATGGGGCTTTGTAACAAAATTAAACAGTCTTGCAGATTTTACTTCTGGAGATGCTTGGGGCCGTTTAACAAAGCATCAAAAAAGCAATGTAAAGAAAAGTCTTGCAGATGCAGCAATACTCTGTGTATTATTTGCTACTGCTCACGTTTTAGCAATGATTGCAGATGATGTACCAGACGATGACCCTGACATGAAAAGATGGGTACACTGGTTACAATTACAAAATGACAGATCAATTGCAGAGATAGGGTTATTTGTACCCCCTTTAGGTTTTGTAGAAGGGTACAAATTATTTAAAAACCCTATACCTGCAGCAAGTCTTGTAAGGGAATTTGCAGAATTGTTACAAGCAAGTTATCAATATCCTTTCTTGGATGATGAGCATAGATATTACCAGAGAGGACCTTATGAAGGAACGTCTCACCTTGCTAAAGAATCAAGAGACATGTTGCCTATTTTTAGACAATATGATAGAATCAGATCTTTAATAAACAATAATAAACTGTTTATAAAATAATTAAGGTGTCAATTTCACCTTTTGGTTTAAATTTTTCATTTGGATAATAGTCTTGGTATCTATAAACAGCTCTGCCAAGACTATCTCTATAAACTTTTGTTTTATCCTCATTCCAAAACAGAAACTTTTCTGGTTCTGTTGGTATTACAGGAGTTATTTGTTCTGTAATACGGATGTTGCCAGTTAATCTTTGACCGCTTTTATATTCCATAAAAAGCATTGTATCAAAATCACTTGTCATACTAAAACTTTTTATAGAGTTTGATAAAGGTTGCCCTTTATCTTTCCATACTTCCATTTGTTGAATTTCTATAGATAATTCTCCGTTTTCATTAACATAAAGAACTCCATCATAATTATGTGCAACAACATGCACTACTCCTCTGTTTATATTTCTTTCTTTTACCATATTCTAATTTTAAAAATTCAGGTTTACAAATTTACGAGTTACACATAAAATGTGCAACTCTTTTACCGTATTTATTTTATTTTCATTTGCTAAAGTCTTGGTTTTTTTGTATATTAATAATGAGGTAAAACAACTAATTATGAGCACAAGAATAAATAACACTTGTCTGTATTACTTTGTACACTTGGATGCAGATGAGAATCCTATTCCTGGTACAATGTATGGCAAGAACAACAACAAGATTGATACTGGTTACAAATGTAGGCAAGCTCGTCTTACAGGGGAAGTAATGACTGTTCCTGAAGGATCTGTACAATGCATAGGACCTCTTCGTTACTGGTATCAATTAGATCAGCAAGGTGACATACGCCCTAACTCTATGATTGCCGTACAGGGGGTTCCTAAAGGTCAAGCTGGCCGTTCTTGTCAGTATATTGAATACAAAGTAATTAAACCGGTGTAACATGATGAGCAATTATTATAAAAATACTCCTGCCAAATGGCGTAAGATAGGTGATGCTTTACTTGCAGTAAGTACCACTATTACAGGTTTTGCTATTTATGAACAATCAAAATGGGTAGCTTTATCTGCATTAATTTTAGGAGTACTTGGTAAATTTTTAACTAATTTCTTTACTGAAGAGTAAGAGTAATAGTAAATAGAAAATAATGGAAGTAACAAGCAATGGTATTTTAATGACAGCTCTCTTTGAAGGTTTTTCAGCAAAGCCTTATAAGTGCCCTGCCGGTGTGTGGACCATAGGATATGGTTCTACTTTTTATGAAAATGGTACCAAAGTAACACCAAAGGATCCTGCCATCTCTGTAGATAGGGCAACAAGCCTGCTTTCTTACCATATGCGACACTTTGCACAAACAGTTGACTCATACACTACTGATGCTATCAAAGCCCATCAATTTGATGCTTTGGTAGATTTTGCATACAATGCAGGATTAGCTGCACTAAAGTCATCTACCTTACTCAGAAAGGTAAATGCAAAGCCTAACGACCCTACTATCAGTACAGAGTTTGCAAAATGGATATACGGAGGAGATGGTTCTCGTAACAAGAAAGATGACGATGGTGACGGTCTTATAGATGAAGCTGGAGAAAAACAACGTCTGAACGGTCTTGTAAAAAGAAGAACTGCAGAAGCACTTCTTTACACTAAAGGTATTTACACTACCATTCTATAATAGGTTTATTGTAAGAACTAAGTATTGAGTTAATCCAAGCTCCCCAATTGTTATCCTGTATAGGAAACTTTAGTTCTATTTTTTTGATATAGCTGGAATCAATATCTTCCTCATATTTCCACGTATCTGATCCAAGAAGCACCCAAGGAATATTTGGGTGTTTTTTGTTTATTGTCTCAAGCATTCTCATAATAAAAGGCTCCCAAAGTTTTTTATGTGCTTTACCTTCTATTCTACTGGTAAGAGATAAAGGTAACATTAGGATACCTTGTTCTGTCCAATGATCTATTATTCTTGTAGTACGACCAGAACTTTTTACAATGTTTAGTTGTATTGGGTCTATTATTTTATTTGGGGAGTTTAACACTATACCATCTGAATACTCCAATCTATTAGGAGTATAGTCAATTAGCAATACTGTTTTTACTTTACTGCAGGAAACTTCTTCCATAAATCGAAATGCTTTCCCTAAACTTGGGCAGAATCTCTGATTGTCTACTTCAACTTTCTTCTTTAACTCGGTAATAATATCAGAAAAATCAGAAGATTCTAAAAATATTCTAAGCTCATCATACCAACCACTACTCTTCAACTTCTCATTTATCTTTGTTACAATTTCCTGCATTGATTTTATTTTACTACTTTTGTATTACAAAGCTAAATACTATATGTCGGATAACCAACAAGATATGCAAATTCCTCACCTCAAAGCTACTGCAATTATTGCTGTACAGATAGGAACAGGTTTTGTACAAAGATTGCAAGAGCTAATGATATTCCTTATGGAAGGAAGAGAAGAAGAGATTAAAGCTCTTGAAATAAAAAAACCAGGTGAAGATATGACTCCTTGGGAAAATTCTGTAGTTACTGTAACGATGATTCTACAAGATATCATGAAGAATGCAAAAGATACAGATCAACTTGAGTATAAATCATTAAGCTCTATGCTTCCCAGTAGTCCTGATCAACATTAAGATCAGCCTCTATTATTACTTCATCTTCTTCATATTCTTCCTCCTCTAACTCTTCAACTTGTTCTGGAGTAAGGATAACACCATTGGTTTGTGCAAACGATTCGTAAAAAGGATTTGATATTTGTGCACCACTGCCTTCAACACATATTTCTTGTAAACGAGTATCCGTAACAGCAAGAAACATCCATATAGGAATGTCAATTACTCGTTGATCACAAGGACAGTTGTACAACATACATTTAAAAGGTGTAATCAAAGTTAACCTATCACACTTTAAAGGTGTAATAGGTTTCTTTGAATTATTGCACTCTTAGCTATTATGTTACATCAAACATCTTTTTTGCATTTTCAATTGCTTTTTGATGCAGCTCTTCTGGGTAACCGTTCCCCTTTTTTGTATGACAATCAAAACACACAAGAAAAAGATTGTCCATTTCAAACTTGAGATGTTCATACCTTTCTCTTCCATGTTCTAGTAAGTGATCATGATAGATGCTTTTGTTTTCTCCGAATAATTTACAGTTACAACTTTGGCAGATGTGAGGTTTTATTCTCCAATGTTCTTCAAACAATTGCCATAATTTTTCACCTTCTTCTTTTCGGTCTATAAGATGCTTTCTATCAGATATTTTACGTTTAATCATACCACCTTTTTTAAGTGGTGTAAATTTAAGAGTTCCTGGCTTTCTTTTTAATGGTACTTTTTTCATTGCCATATTGCATAAACCTTTGACTTTTCTTTGTTTTTGTTTCAGGTATAGTAATTGTAAGGAGTTTAAAATCTTCCACTACTATACTATACTGATCTAAAGGATACTTTCCATTGCCCAAAGTTTTTATCATGTTTTCAAACTGAGGTGTCAGTACATGTTTTCTTATCTCTTGTTCTGTTGCCGGACCAACTCTTTCATGGTATCTTTCAATAAAGTGTGTAGTTAAATAGATCTCTCTAGCATTCAACCTTTCCAACTTGTCTTCTATTGCATTTAATTGTTGGTTGTGTTTTTTCAAATTAGAAACAACCTCTTTCTCTACACCTTTCCAGTAACTGATCTTTTCTTCATGTTTCTTCTTTTGGGCATATAGCCCTCTTATTATACTCTCCTTCTTCACCTTTTCAACACTCTCTAGCTCCATTATCCAATCTCTTTAATTTTTCCCAATATAGTTTTTTCTAATTCTTCTGCATACTCAGGGTTGTCTATAAGAAACTGTTTTACTTTATCCATTCCTTGTAGTTTTGTTTCCTCTATTGTATACCAACCAGCACCTCCCAGTTTTACAAGATCAAACTCTACAGCAAGGTCAATTACTTCACCTGCTCTGTCAATACCAGTACCCCAGTTAATACGAAACTCTGCTTTGCCAAATGGTGGTGCACATTTATTTTTGATTACTTCAATCACAGTCTTGTTACAAGAGTTTATTTTGTCTACTACTCTACTAACTTTGTATCGTATATCAGAATAGAACTTCCATGCATTGCCACCAGATGGTTTATCTGGATCACCATAGTCACCAATTTTAGTACGAAGCTGTGATACACCTATCATAGTGCAACGATTAGCTCCTAACAATGGATGAATTTTACCCAATGCAGTACTGTTGATTCTTGCCTCCAAGCCAACTACTGCATCACCAACATCACCTTCAATTACTTTTTTAGGCATTGCTGCAGTATGTGAATCAATAATAATCAATCTAACCATTCCTGTTTTGATAAGTATTTCGGCCTGATTGTAACCATCTTCTTTGTTATCGGGTTGCATGATAACAAGATTGTCAACATCTACACCAAGAGCAGTAGCATATTTCTTATCAAAAGAATGCTCGTAGTCCATTAATACAACCTTGCCTGGTATTTTTTGAAAGTTTGCAATCATGTGTAAACATGTAGTTGATTTACCTGATGATTCAGGGCCAAATATTTCAATCAGTTTACCAATTGGGTTACCACCAAGATTTGTAGCAACATCAAGATTCAATGAACCTGTTGGTACAATCTCATAATCAGATGCAACATCTTTACCAAATATTACAGTTCCTGCTCCGTAACGCTTTTCTAATACCGTCACTGCTTCCATAAAAGGGTCTTTTGCACCTTCTGTCTTTGTTGTCTTTGCCATATGTTTTGTTTGATTTTTTAAAAAAAGAAAGGGATTAAATTTACGAAAAATCTAACCCCTTTCCAAGACTTTGAGCACATATTTATTGCTCATATTTCTTCTTCCACGTCTCAATAGCTACCTCATCTGGTACATCTAATGATACTTGAATATGCATAGTTTTTGATACTCTTACCATTTTCATTGTTGAACTATCAATTACTCTTGTCTGCATTTTTGGTACTTCTTTTTTTGGCTCTCTCGGCCTTGGCATATTATTCTGTTTTCTTAAAGTTGATACAGTACTTAATTCACTTGACAATTTCTTCCTTCCTCCAGGTGCTTTGTATTCACTTCTATCTTTGTATGCTTGTCCTTCTACTCTACCAATCTGTTTCCATTTGCCATTAATCTTTATTCTTTTGTACAAGATGCCTTTGTGTAATTTAGTTGCAACATTGTTGACCTGCATACGCATATCTGGTACATCTTCTCCTTTTGTTCTTAGATACCACATTGCTCCAGATAAAGTTCCTATAGTGCACCCAATCTCTTCTGCTATTTTATAACAAGAAACACCGTTGTCTAATCTGTATTTTATATATGGTACTAACAGTTTCCATATTATTCTATTGTTTGCCCTTCGGTAGTTACTTGGTAATATCATAATCAATGTTCAAGTTTACAACACCTTTGTTTAAAGACATCTCATAGCTTGTGCTCCATACACCAGTTTCAACGTGCCATGCAATATCTCGTATTAATTCATTCAAACCTCTGTATTTGTAACCTCTTATACTAAATCCATTCCATGCTGCATCTAAGTCGGCTTTTGTAAGTTTTAGTACAGTAGGATCAGCAAAGCCTGTAGTGTCACAGAAGATATAAATCATTGGTAATATTTTATAATCATCTAGACCATGTTCAAGTGCCCAATGACCTAGTGCACAGTCATACAGACCAGCTTGAATGTAGTAACCAAACTTTAGGTATGCTTTTTGTGGTTCTTCTGAATCCCAAGAAGTTTTCCAATCAATAGGTTGTATTGTTTTCTGCTCATGATTTACAATTGTTTTGTCAATCATAGACTTATACGGTACCTGTTGTATCTTAAATTGAATACTGAGCTCGTTAAATACATCTATACCTTTTTCAGAACGAGCATTTGCGTATTCATATGTGTAAGAATGTCCACGAAGTTTTGATACGATCTGCTCTGCTTTGGTAATCAGACTTACAGATACTGCAGACTTACCTATTGTAAGAAGAAGTTCTTTGTAATAGATTTCGGCATCTGATCCTTCAAACATTACAAGAATCTTTTCTACATCTTTGCCTTTGAACTTAACTTCTTTACCTGCCTCATCATACTTTACTTTTTGTACAGCATCTCCAAACAGTGTAAGAAATGATTCTTTCTGTACACCATCTACTAATCCTATCAAAGTACGTGCAAACAAAGCATCTGCAAGTTCCTTCATTTGACCAGAAGGTTCTACTGCAGATAGCATGCAAAACTTATCTTCAAACTTCTGCTCTGCTAGAAAGCAGTGCACCAGGCTACCAAGCAATGTAGCAGTTGATTCTGACTCTTTTCTAGCATTACCTAATACAAACTCCCTATAGAACTTCTCCCTGTCTGTATCAAAGCTTTTAATGGCACTGTACGATAGTATATCCTTCAACCCTCTGTAATCTTTCTCAGATAACTGATTCTTTTCTACTCTTGCTGCTAATTCCATCATTAAAATAGTGTTTTAAGTTCAACTTTCTCAAACCCTTCAGGCTTGACTACTTTCCCATATTGATTTTTATGTACCTTACCATCGGGCCACAATTTGTTCATGTTGTTTGCATGAATTAAATCCCACAGCTCTTCCATCTTGTCTATAAGACCATATTCACATGCTGTACCTAAAAGCACATACATTATATCTACCAAAGCATCGGCTACCTCTACTATATCATTATCCTGGTTAGCTTGTTTGAGCTCATCCAGCTCTTCTTGTAGAAGTCTTACTCTCAGCTCCTGTATTTCCTTTGCCGGCATTGTCGGGGCCGGAAGCACGTTGCATTCAAATGCTTTTTGAAATGCTTTGATGTCTGCTATTTCTTTTCTCATTATTGATTGATTAAACTGTTTACGTATTCTTCTAACGACTTCACTTTCCAATGTATTACTCTTTGCTTACCAGTAGGAGTTGTCAGATATGCTTTCGGAGTAAAGGTTTCTTCAAAAAGTTTGTGAGGTTGTATCAGGTTTACATATAACTGATACTTTTCCCACATCCACTTTTGATTAATCTTGAATAACCTTGTCATATTGTTCTGATCAAAACCCGGCTTTACTTCTATCAAAGTTGTATAACTTCCTATAAAAGGTGCATCTATTTTAGTCATGTTGTTCATCCTATCTACAAATAATACAGTTCCTGCATGTGTCCAGTTTACAACAAACTCAGGAGTGTAAACGTGACTTTCAAGAAGTACCTGATTCTTTTCTACTTCTTTGGTCTTTGTTTTCATTTTTACTACCTGAGTATACTTTTTTTCTAATCTCTCAGAAAGATTATATGTAGGTGCTCTTTCAAGGCTTTCTACATACCCTGCTTCTATAAGTTCCTCAAAGTACAAAATTGTCATTATCTCCTCTTGGGAGTCAACCGCAATACCGTTGTAATACTTCTGTTCTTTTTTTTCCTTTGCCATTAATTAAATTTATTTAGTGGTGTTTCTTCAATTATCTTCTTTTCATACTGATCCCAGCCTCCTATTATCTTTCGTTCTTGAGTATCCAATATGTGATAACCAGTATCTCTTTTTGCAAACTCTTTAAGTTGCATTGATTGACCAAAACTTACATATCTATTGAATTTTACAGTTCTTGCATTTTCTGCTTCTTCTACTGTATCAAAGTCTCCTACAAAATCCAACATGCCTCCCATTGGGTAATATTGATCTTGTTCAAATAACCAATATCTTTTCAGTTTCTCTTTAGCCATCTTCTAATTGTTTGTTTGTTTTTAACAATTTGCTTTATTTTTTTATAACCTGCTACACCTGTATATATGCGTATAACTCTTCTTTCTTTATTTACTTTGGTAAAGAAGGTGTTAAACATTTCTTTAAACAAATTACTACTAAAGTTTCCTAGGTTACTTTCCATCTTCTGTTATTTTTTGTGGTCTATCAAAAATATCCATCCATACAAAACCTAGACTAGCTCCTTTAAAAGGGTGGTTAAAAGTTTGTACAATATCTCCGTCTTTTACTTCTTCTAGAAACTTGTTATACTCTTCTTCTGTTATAGGATAGTTTAGCTCATGTACTTTTTTATTCTGTTGTTCCATTTTGTTTTGTTAGTTTTACTGCTTCTTGTTTTACTATACTATGCATTAGTATCAGTGTTTTTACAGGTATTTCTATGTAGCTGCCTCCTACATTTACCTTAGCCATTAGATTGTTAGGCATATTATCTACATCCCCCCATTTTTCTACCATGCTTTCTACATCTTTATCAGTTATCTCAGATAAAGGAGTATATTCTTTATCCATTCTTTCTCTTCTTTCTTTGTCTGATTTTTGTGCATTCTCAAAAAACTCACTGATGTCTTGTGATGTTACCGGTTTTGCATTGTATTCTATTGGTTTGTAGTTTTCTTGCATTAGTGCCCAAAGACCTACAGCTGGTTTACTATTGTCATTACCCCACATTAGATTTTCTACTTCTTCTAGTTCATTACTCATTCTAGTTTATCGTTTAGTTGTTTCATTATTTCCTTCCACACATCTTTCTTCTCATACTCACACAGTACTTTACCACAGCTAGTTGTATACTCTATACAGTATAGATTGTTATCTACCCATGATTGAATATTACAACCATCTGCAGTGTTTATATGGCAGTGGAGTGTATCGTTGATATACACTTTGATACGATGATATAATATTTTTACCTCTATCTTAGTTGGCATCTTGTTCTTTTCTTATCCAATAGTGATACTCACATATTCTTATTTCTTGTTCTGTTATCGGTGTACCATCTTTGTGCCTTAGTACCTCATCTATTCCCATATACATTGGTGGATGGTATTTTGTTCTTTCTTGTTGATCTATTAATCCTTCTACCATAGGTCTACTAGTTACATGTTTTACTACTTCCATAGCATATGCTTCCATTGCTTCTATGTAACAACTGTGCATACTACATAGTGGACAGTCAGGTGCTACTAATCCTCTATCTTTGTATGCTGGATCACAGTTACAGGTCACATATTCTTCTAGTATTTCTTCAGCTGTTTTCATTGTTCTATTTACTGTTACATATGTACTATTATACCCATATGTTCTTTAAACTTTTCGTCTTTAGTTTTTAGATACCATGTGAGTACCTTTTCTCCCATATTTTTATAGTTGTCTAACCACTCTTCTTCTTTATCATCCATATACACATAACAAGAACAAGAAGACCTGGTTTTTATGTCGTCTTTTGTAAGTACATCAATTATATAATCTTTTTCTACTTTTTGTTTATTGTTCATTATTGTCTCTTTTTACTGTTATCTGGAACCATTCTTCTGCAGATGGGTTTTCTCTGCAGTATGTTGCTATTTGTTCTTCTAGTTCTTTTATTCTTAGAGACTGTAACATACATTCTTTTGTTTTTTCTATACAGGATTTTTCCCAGTCTACGCCTGATGAATCATGGAACAGATATTCTTTAGTTTTCTTATTTGCTTCTATATTCCATTGTATGTATCTGGTACTATTTTCTAGTGCTTCTTTCATTTCTTTTATCCTATTATGCAGTTCAGCATCTGGTGGGTTAATATACTGCTCATAAGATTGATTCATTGCTATTTGAGTTGCATTCAGGTACTCTTCAGCTTCTTTATCTGCTTCTGCATTCCATGGTATTTTATTATTCTCTTCCATCTGATTCTATTTTTACATTGTATTTCCACGCACTTTCCTGTTTGTTCTTTATTCCCCACAGTTTCTTCCAAATTCTTACTATCCACCATCTGGATACTGCCTCTATTACTATCTGCTCAGGCTCTCCTAATACTCTCATTTGTACTTTACTTTGGAGTATATCAGAGCTTACGAACTCTTTTGTGTTTAGCAGTATTTTAAATTCCTTACCGTCTTTTCCTATCTGCTCCATCTTGTTCTAATTTTAGTAAAAAATCAATTGGATCAATTTCCTGCTTATCTAGCTCATAAGATTTCTTTTGTTTTTCATAATCAGGATGTGACTTTATTTTATCAATCAAATCCTCAAGATCTCTGTTTTTTACAGCCGGTTGTTTTGCAGGAAGCTCTGCAAGATACTGTCTTCTGAGTGAATATATAATAGCATCTACCAATTCTGCAATGTATTGCATATTTACTTCCTCACCTCTTGCATCACCTATGTAAGTGTGCAGTGCATCAAACAACACCTGACCAAAGCCAGGTGTGTCTAATACAGCTAATTTAGTTTTTACTTGCCTCATTTTCTAGTTTTGTCTGTAAAGATAATAGGTTGTACCATTTACTTGTTGCTCTTCTTCATGTCCGTTGTGCCCAGACAAACAGTGACCTCTACCGTCCATACGTGCATCACTTTTCCACGATTCTCTATCAAAGTAGTTACGCATACTTTGAGGTATTTCGAGACACTCGTCTATGTAGTTTTCAAGACTCTCATCCCATGCATCATCTGCTTCACTATCTGTATATACTAACCAGTCACTAGTTCTCTCATCGTAGTCTTCTACATCTACTTGCTTGTCGTCATATTCATCCTCTACCCATTGTTCAAACGTATTTGGCTCTTTTTCTTCATTGTCACACTCATGACAATAGTCATCCCATTTAGCTTCAGCATCTTCTTTAGTACCTTCCCAAATTCTTACATCATCTCCAGTACCAGTACTAAACCACTCCAGACCATCTACTTCTTGCATCAATGCAAGGCTCTTTTCAATTTCTACATTCATTTGCATGTCTTAATCCTTTTTTGAATTGTTCCAGATTTCTTTATCGTCTTCATAAACTTCAATGGTTGAATCACCATTATTGTCCTCTACTCTTATTGGTAGTTCTGTGTCAACAAGAGTTTCCCACTCATAAGCTAATTCCTCATTGAATAAATAATTAGAACCTTCTCCATTTTTAAAAGCTTCTATTATCTGATTCAAATCTACATCATCAAGATGAGCACGACACCATACGGTTACTTTAAAATCACAATACTTCCTTGCCATTCCAGTTCATTTTTATTGCCATTAACTCAATCTCAGTTTGTGTTATCCGGTGGCAACCTACACGGATATGCTGAGGTGTAATTTCTTGTACTGTATAACCTGCTATTTCATACTTACAAGTTTCTGTTCCTATACAACTACCTCTCTCTAGTACTACTTTGATGTATCTGTAGAAACGATATGCAAGTTCAATTGGTATCTGTACACTTTGAGATGTTTCGATACGTTCTTTCTCTGCATTGTATCTAAGAAGATCAGGTTGTGATGAGTTGCTACCATATCTTCTTCTTTTCTTTTGCACATAAGGTTTATATGCCTCAAAGTTTCTCCATTTCTCTATTTGTTCAGCATTATCTCTCAGCTCTCTTTTCTCTCTTGCTATTCTTGCTTTCTCTTGCTTTTCTGAGAGTTTAGGATCTACTAATCTTTCAGCTTTCTTCTTCTTATACTCTTCTACCTCTTGTTCCCATTTATCAGATTTTGCTTTGGTTACAACAGCTTTGGTTTCTTTATCTAGTTTAATCTTGAAGAACTTTATATAACTTTCTAACTGCTCTACATTTTTTCTTGCATCTTGTACATACCATGCTTTATTTTCTCTTGCTGAAGCTGCTTTGCTCAAACACTCTTCAATATTTCTTCTCCATATAACAATGTTTACATCATGATTTGGAGTAGAGTAGCTAGGTACTTTGGGCATATACAGCTTCTCAAGATGTTGTGTTGCTCTCCATACATCACTTATGTGCTTTGATGTTGTACTACTGTAACTATCTAATGTAAAAAATATAGTAGCTTTACCCTTATCATCTATATATCGTTTGGCTATAGGAAAATGCCTACCAAAGCTATAAATAACACCATTTTCTATAAAACCATTTCTACACCTTACATCTCTACCAATTTCATGTGCAAAGATATGTGCAACTTCAGACATGTTACTAAATACATGCTTTACTCTTTTTGTTTTTGTTACTGTATTTGTTTCTGTGCTCATAATGCTAATTCTATTTGAATACCTAACAATAAGTTTCTCTCTTCTTTCTTCTTTACCAGATGATCAATAGTGCTTTTGCACTCTTTGATCATATCCTCTTTACCATCATCTCCATAATAACCCCAACAACTATCTACATTTTCACCATCTGCATCTTCTATTCTGAAACCATATACTTCACCGGTAAGGTAATTGTCATACACCTCTACTTCTCCCTCCAAGTACTTATCAGCTTGTTCTGGAGTCCAACCTTCTGCTTCTATTTTGTCTTTGGTAATGTATATCCAACCTACCTGACCTGAATCCCACCTGCAGCTAAATGAACTTGTACTGATCGTAATACCCGAATGGTCATACAGATACAAGCTCTTGATAATTGTACCCTTCTCTTCTATTGCTCTGAACAGATCAGCTCTGCTCATATCATCATGTTCACATCCTCTATCATAGACTGTTTCTTCTATAAACTTTTGTACAAGGTACAGGGAATAGTCATCTATCTCTGGTACACATCTGTTATACATACAACCGTCTATAAACTCATACAGCTCGTCATACGGTATTGTTTCTATCTGTTTGTTCTTACTATCTAGCCACTCATTCAGATTACGTATTATTCCTTGTATGTAGTTCTCTTCTTGTGCTGCTTCTCTATCTATACCAGCTAGCTCATATAGTAGATCTATTGGCTCATTATAATTCTTGCTTATTGGATAACTTCTATGCTCTCTGCCCTTTAAACCATTGTTATCCATATCACCCAAGTCGTATCTTGAGTGCCAGCAACACATGACTCCTACATTATCCCATTCAGTACGAGGATTCTGAGCATCTTCATCATATTCTACTTTGATAGTATAACCTTTGTATTCTTCTGTACTATAGCTCATTGTTTCTGTTTTAGTCTATTAATCTCCAATAAGATGCATCATGTTCATCACACAGCTGTCTGATTTCATCTAGTATGTTCTGTACTATTGAACCTCTTTCTATGTCGTATCCTGGTTCACATACATCTATACTATACAGGTCCTCTTCTTCTCTACTGGTATCTGTGTATGTATCTAGACCACGTATACTGTTCTTTAACATCCACAGTACATCTCTATCTATACTACTCTTTAGTACTGATACTATCTTTACTATATTGTCATCTATTTGTATCATTGTTCAATTGATTTATCCGTTCTACCATTTGTTTTTTGTTACCAAATAGTAACCAACACCTACTTTTATTGCAGAATATTCCCCACTCTTTTTTATATTTATCTAGTACGTAACTCATTCTGTTGTTTTATACTCTTTAAGAATATCTTCTCTCTGTTCTTCACTCATCTCTTCCCACTCGTAAAAGTTCTCTTTTTTATACAGCTCTAGTTCTTCAGCAGTATCTCCAATATACTCTATACCGCATATATCCATTATAGCTTCTTTTGGTAGAGAGTCCCACTGTTCTCTTAGTTCTGTAGTATCGGAGATTGTATACTGTTCATATTCACTATCCCACTCTTGCTCTGTTATTAGATACCCTTGTCTGTTTACCCAACGATAACCAGCTATTATACCATACCACCCATTGTTATCATCTATTATTGTCCATATTCTTTTTGGTGTTTTTTCTAATATGCTTACAAGCTGCTGATGATACTCTTTTCCATATGTCTCAAAAAAACAGTTATCAAAAGAACCACCTGATGTATACAGATTCTGTACGCATGTGTATTTCTCAAAAAACACATCATCACTCATTTGTTTGCTCATTTTCTGTTGAATTTTCAATGTCATTAATCTCACGTAAAAAAGCCAGATATCCCCTAATGGTTATATCTGGCTCTTCTTTACATAATTTGTCTATCTCTTTCTCAGATAGATGTTTTAATCGTCCCACGGAAGACCTAAAGATCTTGAACTCTTCAGTGGTTCCTTTGTTCCCGGTATCGGTTTCTGTTTCTTGCATTCTGTTTCTTCTATTTCTTTGTTCTTTATCCTATACCAGTTAATTACATGTTCTTCACCATTGTTGGCTGTGATAATGCCATTACACCATTTAAAGCAGTCATCGTATTTCCATGCCCTGTTCTGATAGCTTGCTGCTACAGGGTGCTCTATTTTCTTTACATAGTGCAGCAACGGTGATACATACTTCTCCAGCTTATGGGCTTGGGCACCACATAGTACTATTGGTAAACCACTAAAGTATTTATTCAGTATTTCTTCAAAGAGAAACTTCATAAAAGGATGCCATGCTTCTGCATGTGAACCTGGTTTATCCCTTTCACACGTTAGTGAGCTATTAAGCAACAGTACACCTTCTTTAGTAAGCAGATAGCTATTATCTGCTCTCTTATCAAAGTCGGGATTGAATCCAAAGAATGAATCCTCAATACCTTGATAAAAGATTTCCAAACTAGGTTGCAATGTACCTGTATTAGCACATGACATAGGAACACCATTAGCTATAACAATGTTATCCTTTGTGATACTTGGGTAAGGATCCATTAACACTACCACAGCCTTTACTTTATCTCTCTGACACAACTCAAACGATTTAAACACATCATCTGAAGTAGGAACAATAACTCTTCTTATACTCTTCTGATGTTGCAAAAAAGAAAAGATCTTGTCAAACTCCGGTGTTGTGATAAATGGTTCAAACATTGGTAACCACGACCCAAATCTTTCTTTAATTTTATCCGTTATTTGCATCTTTTTTATTTATACCAATTCTGCTATACCATATTCTTCTGTAAAGAACTGGTGATTATTCATCTGCTGCTGTAACCATGTTGTAGGAGTAGCACTTTTAAGTGCATAGGTTGTGTGATTGTACAGCTCCCACAGGCTGTCCGGGTGACCATAGTCAAATGTAGGCTTTATTAGCTCACTCTTGATAATATTGAGCTGAGTGCTTGTGATGATACCTTCTTCAATATACATACGACCCAAGAGCTCGGCAGTAGTCTTTCTGGTCACTTCTATCTCTTGCATCCTCTTCTTCTCAATAACCATCTTCTCAAATGTCTCACCAGCATCTGATATATACTCTGTAAGCAGCTTTGGTGTCATTGTTTGTATCTGGCCCATGTGCTTGCTTTTGAATGTACCCATATCACCACGTACCATACCGTTCTCACAGATGAATACATAGCCACCAATAGCAAACTTCAAACTCAGTTGCTTGTTATAGCTGTTCTGCCAGGCTATCATGATACTCATGTCCGGATCATTGCCATAGTCAAGATGATACTTACCATTTGCTTTGGCACCACCTGATGCAAATGTATACTCTTCACTTCTCAATTTAAAGTCACACCTTTCTAAACTCTCCAAAGTAAGGTCCATAAGTTGACCATGGCTTACTGGTTTGTAGTAAGATGTTTGTTGAGGAACTTCTAAACTTCTAAGAAACTCTCTTGTTGATTTTACTTCTGCTATTGCATTTACTGCTATATTGTTTTCCATTGTTTTTGTTTTAAAATGAGCTGATTACACAAATCATGCCGTTCCCATCGGCACCTAAATTTTCCATTGCCCAAGCAATTGCCTCTTCTCTTGTTTTGAATGTTGCTAGATTAGTCCACTCACCACTATCTATTCTACTCACATGTGGTATATCTACTGCAAAACACTCTTCATCATTTTCTTCTATGTTATCTATTATCTCACCCATTGTTTCTATTTTATGCTATTTATATAACCTTGTATTGCTTTCTCGTATATCATAGACTGTAATCTATTCCAGTCTGTTTCTATTTCTGAGTTTTCTATATCTCCCTTGTAGTCTTCTACTAACAGCTGGTGAGCACTGTCTCCTTCTTCATACTCTCCTGTCATTAGTTTGAATACTTCAGCTTCTTTTTTTATCCACTCACATGAGCTGTAGTTAGGATAATAATATTCTACAAAATCCCAAACTTCGCTATTATTTGTTAACATTGGTAGCTGTTTATTGCGTTTATAATATCTGCTAGACTAATAGTTTCTGTGAAGAACTCTTCTCCAGTGTTCTTACCTAGTCCGGTCCAGTTTACATGATTCTCTCCATAGAGCTTTATAGTATGTCCTTCTACTTCTTGTGTTGGTTTGTGAGTAATATGCTCATCATTATCTTCTATTTCTACGAATGCCCAACCTTGTTTTGGTAGCTGTTCTACTAATAACAGTTCTTCCCACTTATCTCCTACACCATCTGTATTAAGAAACTCCACTTTATGAGTAAGAACTTCTATAGACAACATAGTAGAGTGTTCATTTTTTAACATACTAGCCCTGTTTCCTATTCTTCTCCAAGGATGCATATGATTATTACCTATATTGTCAATGTGAATCAAAGCACAATCACAGCTGTCCCATTCGCTGTTTACATGGGCACGTACTAGTATATGCTCTGTTGGTTTTTGCGATATTTTCATTACGCTTCTTTTAGTAGTTTAACAATATCTTCATCACTCATATTCCACTCATCTTCTGTTAGGTAATAGTACATTAGGTCGTCTATAGCTTCTGCTCTTTCATCACATTGGGCTAAACCCATCATAATCTCATCTTCTAGACCTTTTGTACTAACAAAAACCATACCTCTAGAATCATCTAAAAATATCTCTCTATACGGATACTTCTCCCTTTTATATGTTAGTTCCATTTTCTTCGTTTTTCCATCTTATATAATCTTCTTCTGCACATATGCCATTATGATCTTGACACTTACAGCACCACGTATCATCTTTGCTATCTTCTATATCATCAAGATTCCACTGTATAGAATCTTCATTCAACTTTACCCACTGTTTGAACTCTACATCTGGCGAACCACAGTGCTCACACACCCATATTATCTTCGTGTACATCTGTTATCTCTTTTACTATTCGGTGAATAAAAATACCACTATCCTGTAGCCAACCAAACTCTGTTAGAATAGCTTCCTCTATTGTAGCTGGTGGGTATGCATCAACCTCAGCATTAGTAGCTGCACATATCTGCATTATCTCTTCAGCTACTAGTATCTCTACTAAGAACTTCCTTGTTTTATGTGCTTCTTCTACTATTTCATCTACTGTTTTCATAGGTTATCTATTAGGCTGAGTATTCTACATTCTGTATTATCATCTATTGCTTGGTCAGCACATTCACTAATTATACTATTAGCCCACTCTTTGAGTATAGTTTCTGTAGACTCCCAATCATTATATTCTACTAGCTCTTCTGTTATTTTTCTTATTGTTTTCATAATATATATTTTACCACTGATGTCCACTTATTTCTGCATTATCTTTAATTTCATCAGCCCACTCCTGTAACAGCTGTTCTATCTGTTTAGTACCCATATTTTTATCTACAAATATGCCTTTTTCTATTTCTATAGCTATTTCTTTTGCTGTTTTCATACTATTTGTTTTTGCTTAAAATGTTTGACTATTCATGTTCTTGGTTTTCTTCTAAATAGAAATTAATAACCTGCTCTTTTGCATTTACATAAGAGCTAGCTTCAATTGCTTTATACCACATGCCTGATTGTTCTGCATTCTCAAGAGATATAAGGTTTATAAACTTTCCCTTTTCTCTCTCATAGCCAACATAATATGTTTTCATATTAAATCTTTTGATTTTAATGTTTCAAGTAATACTTCTTCACCATGTAACCGATAAAGATCTGCAAAATCTTTAATAGGTAGATATGACCTTGGTACATTAATGTAATTGTACTTAAACTCTTCAGTTATTTTTATGCAATTCTTTACACCAGCATCATCACTATCATAATTAATCCACACTTCTTTGTCACGCAACTCTTCTACAAAACTTTCAGTAAAACATGCTCTAGTTTCATTCTGTACATTTATTACATTGTCAAGGTACTTACTGAGAACCAGTCTGTCCTTCTTTGACTTTGTAATAATTATCCTATCTGCACTTTGTATCACCTTTCTGTTTTCCACAATTGTCAATGGAATATTACTCTTCCATCTTTCATCTTTAGGTCTATTTGGAAAATAGAGTTTATATCCTTCATCATACCGGTAAACATATGCAAGCTCATCTTTGAGAACAGGGCATCTATGTCTATTGATCCAAGCTTCTTTTAAAGGATATACATCATCTTCTTTTAACTGAGCAGAAGTAATACCAAACTGTTTCCAGTAGTTACCATCGGCCTGGTTAAACTTCCTTACAGTAACTTGGATAAAGGAATGTCTCTTTTGGTCTATAAAGGGTTTTACATACTGAGAGGTAATTCTTGCAGATTCATCTTTACCATCTTCTATACCAAAGTCTTTTGCAATCTTTATTAATGCAGCTTTGATATCAAGATTGTATAGCTGCTCTACAAGATTGATACAATCACCTCTAAAAGTATCATCGGAATGATCTCGGTGTTGTATCTTACCATCTCGCATGTAAACAGAAAAAGAAGGATTGTTGTCTTTGTGAAAAGGACTTTTTCTGGATTGACCTATAGTAAACTCACCAATGTAATATCTGTAAACATCATACTCGTTAATTTTACTAAACAGATAGTCTTTAGATATTGTTTCTTCCCTTTTTTCCAGTTTCATCTTCGTTCTCTTTGTTGTCTTTTCTAAAATGAGCAATAAGATGAAGATATACTTCTTTCATTGCAAAAAACTCATGAGCCCAATGTCCTTTTATAATCTTTTCAATAGAACCATCTGGCTGTACTACTGAATCATACAGATCTTCATCTGTTTTATTTTTTGTTGTATCTTTCCAATCTATTTCTGCAAGACAAGTTGCCAATCCATCAATGTCTATTATATCATATACCGTTTTATCCATTCTTCTGTCTTTTGTCTTTTAGTGATTCAATGTATCCTTCTATTGCACTCTGGTAAATCTTTACCAGTAACTCATCTTGTACCATTGCTGCTTTCACATGACTCCCATTGAGTTTATATTTCCACATTAACTGTGCAGCTTCTCCCCAATTACAATCAGGCTCTGTCATAATTACATCAAGGTCATTTGCTTTTGCTATCTGATCACAGCTACTATAACCAGGATAATACTTCTCTACAAAATCCCATGGGATGGTCAATTTCTGATCTTCATCTTTCTTTGTTTTTATGTATTTAAGTAGTATCAACCAAAGACTATCTAGTTGAATAGCATCGTATGCTTCTTGTAACTCTTCACCTTCCCATAAAGACTCAGAGGCCCTGGAAATCTCCAGGACCATCTTATCAAAGTCTTTTTTAGGCATTTCTACCATTGCTTGCTTAATTGCTTTCATATTATGCTTGTTGTATCTTCTGCATGTACTTTACCAAGAGCTGAGAGTGTTCCTTCTGAAACTCTATCATAACATCACGGTTGCTCTTTGTCATAGATGTTGGTATCTCTGGTAGTTCTATTCCATCAAGCATTTTTGCCATCTCAATCTTCTCCTGCATTACTTTGATAAAGTCAGCAGCACTCTGTGCTTTGATAGCAGGATTACCATCTGTAATTCTTCTTGTCCACTGTCTTTTTTGCTTATCTGCTACTGGTGTAGGCTCTACTACTGGTGCCGGTGTACCTGGTTCTGTTGCAAATCCTGGCATTATTGCAGCTATTCCTGTTCCGGTTACTTCATGTACATTGTTCAGTTCCATTGTTGGTGTTGTTTCTACTGTTCTATAAGCTAATTCTGCATATTGACCTAGTTGCTCAATAATAAAATCTCTTTGATCTTCTTCACAATCATCTTCATCAAGTAAGTACTCATTTACTTGTCTTATATCTTGTACTTTGTTAAAAATATTCAAACAGTTGACAATTACATCTGGCTTAATGTCATTGATGTAAAATACTAATTCATTACTGTCTTGTGTATCAACTACTGCAGGTATTGCACCATGTGTGCTTAATATGTAACGATTCATTGTTTTCTTTTTAAAAAGCAGGGGAATTATTATTAGTTCCCCTGCATTGTTTCAAATAATTACCAATCTATCTCAGTTGGTGCTACTTTAGGACTTTCTTCTCCATCTTCTTTAAAGGTATTGTCACCAGTAACTTGATGGATACTTGGGTCAAACTTCTTCAAGAAGCAAAGCTCAAATGCACCTTTGCAACCATATTTACCAATAGCTTGTTCGTGCCATTTACTCACAGCTTTATCAGCATCCCAGTTTTTGGTAGACATTGCAAATGCAAACTTCTTAAACTTGTAACTAGAGATAAAATCACCGTACAGGTTCTGATACATTTTTGTATCACCATCTTTCTCTACTATACCTACAAATGCAAGAGCTGCAAATGGAGAAGCAAGAGAATTACCATCACCTTTTAACTGACTACGGTATTCTTTTTCAATATAGTTATCCAGATTGCGAAACAGTTTTCCTTTATCAAAAAGAATATTGGTCTTTTCTGAAAAGAAGTTTGCTTTTCCCAACCAAGCTTGGAGGAAGTTGTAGAAGTCAGCTTCACCTTGTATTGCCTCACGAACTTTCTTCTTACCAGTAAGAGGGTTACCATCTTTGTCTTCAGTAATAAGATTACCATTCTTGTCTTTAAACTCTGTAAACCACGATGGGAGATTTTCCTCACTATCTACCCAAGTAGACATACCACTTTGGTTCACAAACTGTTTCTTACCAGATGCTTCAGAAACTACTTTCTTATCTACTATACGGAAACGGTGATTAAACTTCTGCTTGTCGGCAGTCTGTGCTTCCATCCAGAAACTCAAAGTCAGAACTTCTTCTTGCTTATCGTTCTTGGTTTCATAAACTTGCTCACTGGCATTATCTTTCAGCTTATAGTCTAAAATTTCAGCAAGCTCTTCTTTAGAAGGATTGATTGCTAATACTCGGTCCATCATTGCAAATCCTACAAATAACGGACGTTCTTGGGCACTACTCTTTTCTAATTCCATAATTTAATTTATTTTTATTTGTTTACTTAATTTTTACTACAGTGAATAATACTCAGACATACGATCAAAGATATACTTACCATCATTTGGTATTTCCAGATGATTGTTGCCGTTTTTATCCGGGAACATGCCTTCTGGTACCTTGGTAGATGTATCCATTTCAAAAGTCTTTAGGAAGTACTGTGGTTTACCATCCTTCATTCTTGTACCTGTGTACAATACAATAGTAAAGTGTTGCTCGATTTTGCCTTCGAACTCTTTACCATGTACCGACATCATTCTCTTCTTACCCTCACCCTCTACTTTGAGCCATTCGTCATGAGAGAATACAATAACATCCTTCTCAATGTTTTTGAGAATCTCAATGTACTCATACACCTGACGATTGTAATTCTTGTAAATATCAAAGCCCTGAAAGTTCATTGCCATTTCCTTGTTCAGTGTATTGAAAGCCATTGTCTGACTATCAATAATAATCTGTTTGATCTCAGGATTAGCTCCAAACTTCTCAAGGTTGTCTTTGAACGATGCCCATGTCTTTGGCATACCCATAAATTTGAAAGGTCCACCATCTTTATAAGGAAGTGGTTTCCTCTCCATGTTAATGTAACCGGTTGTGTTCCGGTCTGCTGTTTTTGACAAGTAGGACTTACCTGCACCTGTCGGTCCTACAACAGCTAATTTGCCGTAGAACGAACGCTTTAATGAAGATGCTTGTTTCTGCTCTTCACCACTTTTTTGGTTTTCCATATAATTGATTAATTGATTACTGCTTTAAAGATTTCTTTTACTTTGGCATCTAGTAGTTCCTTGTTATCTGAAAGTACACCGTTAAGTATCTTGTTACCTTGACTTTGCCATCCAAATGAGTGTGAGAAGAAATCAGATAATTTTACTTGTTTGATTGTCTCTTGTATATGCTCATTTAATAGTTCTTTAAAGTTGGGTATCATATCCTGTACACCTTCTTTTACTAGATCTTTTGCCAGTTTTCCCATAAGCACTCTTCCTCTTTCACCAGACACTGATACATCTCCTACACAGTTCCTGACATGCTTTCTTATCTCATCTGTCACTATTTGCTTTATCTCTTCTTCTGAGAGATAGTCTTCTATTTTTATTTCCATTTTTTATAGTTAATTAATCAAGAAAATATGCACCTGATGTTACTTGCTGGTATATCTCTTCCTTGATATCTTTCTTTCGAGGAAGGGTGCGAAAAATCCCATATTCCGGTTGTAGTGCCATAGGAAACTGTACACCATTTGTACCAAAGGAGTTTTTGAGAATGTGTAATGATCTGTAATAGGTTTTGAAAAATTCATCTCTAAAACCTTTCAGTACATAACCATTCTCTTTGTGTCCATCTAAGTCACCTACAATATGTCTGTATGGTTCGAACAATGCAAGAACAACATCAGCATCGTGTTGTGTTTGAGATGAATCAGCAAAGTCACTGAGCTTTGGTGCTAAATCACCGAGTTTCAATCTTGATACATCGGCCAGGTTACGATTCAACTGTTGGATTACAACTGGTGAGAAACCATAGATGTCCCTTGCCTGTCTCATTACAGTACTGAACTTATCAATCTGTCCTTTAGACTTCTCAAGATCCTTCTCTGGTTTTAAAATACCAATGTGGTCAACAATAACCAGTACGATGTGATTAGGATGATTAGGAACATATGTACGATCAGCAAGGATATTTTCCATGCTTTTGTTACTCTTATCCTTGTCGATAATGGTACCGTGTTTCCTTGCAAATGCCTCTAGGTAAGCACTGATACCGGAAGGGTTCTTACTGCCCTCAAATGCTATCAGCAAGTCATCTGTTTCCCATTCATCTAGTATAGAATAATTCATCTGTACCAAAGCATACTCCTGGTCATCCATCTTAAAGTTCTTCTGCCGACTCAATAGTTTTTTAGGTGGTATAGGAATACCCTGTTCTGTGAATATCTTTCTAGCCAACCATCGTGCACTGTACTGGTACATCTTACGTTCCATACCAAACAGAATGATACTCAACTTGATATCAGGACTTTTGTTGTTCAGATACCACTCTATAGGTCGTATCATGAACATATCTTGTGCCAAAGTGCTCTTGCCTGAGTTATGTACCAGTATTGGATCTTTTTGTGTTGCCAGATAGAAGTTGTTATTATCTTCTACCGATATGTCATATGTTGTTTCGTAAGGAATCTCCTCAAATGAAACAATATCCTGAAGATTTATAACAGATGCTTCCATGTTCTTTTTTGTATTATATTTTTAACAACATCAACTGTAGTTCCAAACTTGTCAGCAAGTTCCTTTCTTGTCATACACAATTGACCATTCTCATCATACTTGTTCTTTCTCCCATGCTTCCACAACTTTCTCATCTCTATCACATCTTCATCTTTTAAATTAGTGTGAGGGTTTCTTTCACCTGTAATGTTTCTTCTTTTACAAGTAAATGACCATTTCTGATTCTCACTTGCTGTACACCACTCCAAGTTAATAAGCCGATTGTCTGTACGGATATGGTTAATATGATTTACCTGTGGCTTGTTTTCAGGATTAGGAAGAAATGTTTTTGCTACTATCCTGTGGACTTTTACAGTTTCGATTTTCCCCTGATCATTTTTTAACATTGTTCGGAGATAACCTGAACCATCTAAAGCAGGTTTCATTATTCTTTCCTGTCCTGTATTTTTCCAGTTGTAGGTCTTTATTTCACCATCTGTACTAACTTCATAACTACTGTATCCCGGTATCTTTTTCCATTGCTTCATGTTGCAAAGATAGTAATAAATCTTTGATTTTCACAAACTTTTCCCCGGTAAAAAATTCATGATTTTCGGTTACGTTTATAACTGTTCCGTTTTTCATTTTTATTCTGAGTAGTTTGTCAACATGAGTCTTATGAGTTATGGTATTGGTAACAGTTTTATACTCATTAACCTTGGTCTTCAGATTATAAGACAATACCTTATCTCCTACTTTTATTTGAGAAATAGGCATTACCCCTTGTTCTGTATGAACCAACTGTTCTCCAGTAAAACAACCTGTTTCTCCCCCAATAACATAACCTGTATTTTTAGCAATATCAATATAATCACCTACCCTGTCATAAGGTACAGGTATAATACCGGCTTTACCGTTTCTACCGTTCTCAATCTCTTTATGTAATTGCTCTGATAAACTCATTATGCACTGTTTGATTCCGTATCATCGGAAAGTTCCTTTAACTCTTCATCTTTCCAGTATACAAACTTACCACTGTTTAGATATGCAACAGTAGCTTTCATGTATTGGAAATCATTGTACGTTGGGTCTTTGTGAGTATAACTTGTTACCTTTCTTGACTCTATTTCCACTTTGAGGCAGTAAAGCATATCACTATCATCAAAACCTGCTGCTTTCTTTGCTTTATTGTATGTCTCAAATGTTTTTGCTTTGTCATCTCTCAAAGCCCTTGTACCCTTAAACGTCTTTCCTTTAAACACAAAATTCATGCTTGCCGGGAATGTACACCACCACTGTTCAAACTCTTCAGGATATTCTATATTCTTTTTGTTCTTCTCTCTCACTGGCCTGTATTGCTCATGCCACTCCTCGTAACCACCATCAGGATTAGCCTCTAAAAAGACTTTGATGTTCTTAAATTGCTGTAGTGTAACTGACATAAAATGAGCTTATAAATTTACGATAAATAGTACTTAAAACAAACTTATCTGACCACTTTCTTTCTCTTTTCTATCACGTTGATATATAGGAGAAATCTTGTCAATTATCTTATTGGTTGCACGTATGTAATACGTATAATCAATACCGTAGTCGTCCCAGTTTTCAGCACTAAAAGGTTTGTTGTACAGTACCTGGAGCTCACTATCTGATTCACAATTGCTCTTCTCTGGACCTGTTTTATCACTGTTTGGGTTCTTCATCTTATACAACTTCTCACCAATACCTTTTGAGCAGTAATAACGTACTAGCTTGTTGAGATCAGTTACTGTACCAGTTTTTCTATCAACACTTCGATAGAAGTAATCCCTTGATGCTTTCTTGGCAATACAGAAATCGAAGATGTTTCTATGACTTATCACAGTATCTTCAACCGGAATACCCTGAGTAAAGTACTTCTCTAATGCTATAGGAACAATACATTTACTCTTGTTCTTGTGCAACTCATAACTTGTAAGGAAATCACCTTTCTTTTTTACTCTTTTGTCAAGAGGTTTGTCAATAACTATTGCTTTAAACTCACCATCTTTAAATACCCAGTCAGCTTTCTTTACTGCCAGATAATCATTAACGGATGTTTGTACAAACAATTCGTACTCTACATACTCCAAGTTACCAAGAATGTCATTACCAACTTCTTCTTCCCATGTTTTACATGCATCATAATACTTCTGTACATAATCTTGATGAATCAGTACAGTAATACCATCGGTATTCATACTAGTTATCTTGAGTGTTGGTATTTGTAGCAGATCCTCAGCTAACATAAATAGATCAACTTGACCACCAATAGTTACTTGCATACTTGCAAATGGGTCATATTGCCAATCAAACCTATCACCAAGTCGGCCAAAATTCCCATTCATTACTAATTTATAACATTCTTGGAAATTATCATACTTCTTATCACCGGTTTCCTTATACAACTTTTTAGCCTCTAGTCTCTTTGGAATGTTTATCACATATGCTTCATTCCACTTTGGTCCAAGGTGTGCAGGATAAATGTTTCTTTTACGTATGTTGTTAGGATACTGTGAGCCTACGTCAGCATCAATTAGTAGATAACCTTTAGGTATATCAATAATTCTAGGGTTATCTGCAGAGTGTACACCACCCTTTGCAAACATTATTGTAATGTCAGTAAGAATAAATGGGAACTCCTGTTTTTCATTGAGATTAACCTTTGTCTTACCCAAGTTTGTAAAAAAGTTATTAAACTCAGCTGTATCAAAATGAGTGTAGTCAGGAAAGCAATCCTTAAATCGGAAACCTGTTTTAGTTTTCCTCTCTTTTACTTTACTATACAACTGAGCTTCATTGATCTTTGCCAGATCCATGTACACTTTCTTGTTTAGCTCGGCACCGATCTTAACATCATTCCAGTTAATTGCAAGAGATGGAAACTTATACTCCTCAATAAGATCAAGTCGTAACTGTACTTTGTTCTTCCCTGCATAATCAGGATGATTAGTATTACCTACTGCAATGTTGTAGAGATTTGCTGTAGCAGCTACATCGTTCCAACAATACTCAATAACTTCATCAATCTCTTCAGAAGTTAACTCTTCTTTACGAAAGTCAATAGGCAATTCTTCGATGTTACCATCTAAAGAAAACTCTCCAGCCCACTTCAAAGAACATCTCTTGGCATCATTGTTGTAGTGAAACAACAGAAACAGATCAATCTGTTTGAAGTCAAGATAATGTTCTTTGTAGTGAGGTTGTAATTCGTAGTTCCTATCATCAATCGTCTTTTGTGCAAACTCAAATATAGCTCTGATGATACGTTCAACCGGCCAGTGTATCCACAATGAACAGTTATCTACTATAAACTGAAGTACTTGGGTATCAAAGTAAACTCCATTAAAAGTACAAAATCCCCATCTGTTATACTCAATTAAATGTTTTACAAGAGCATCTAATTGATTTTTCCTAGATGAAATTTCATACTGAAATCTTTCATTAGTTTTTATATCAAGACCGCAAAACAAAAACATTGAGTAATAGGTTTCAATATCTATCACTTCTATTTTTAAATCTTCACTTTTCATTCTTTTTGGTTTTTATTCTATTATTTACAATAGGGTATCTATCATACATCAAAAGAAATTCCTTAATTTTTCTACAATTTGCTGCATATATTCTTACAGTAGATGTTGCACAGTTTAAATAATTTGCACATTTTTCATCATTATTAAAAGTTTCAACAACTGTGTAATCTAAATTACAAAGCAATAGTGTTCTTCTATTTTTAAAAGTTTTTCCTTTTGTTTTGCTAATTCTTTTTTCTATAGAAGATTTACTTTTTTTCTTACCTTTCCAATAATCACTTATTTTCTTTTTATGATCAATTGTTAAAAGTTTTCCTGTATTTGCTGCAATAATTGCGGATAAAGTATTAGGGTGCTGAGGTCTTCCTTTCATTTGTTTTGATTTTTTTGCCTTAAAATCATCACTATGTCGAAAACCTGCATTTGTGCCGGCTATTTGAACAATATTGTACTTTAATTCTATTGGATATTTATCTAAATAAAATTGTTCACGAGAGAGTATAAATTTTATCATTTCTTGCTTTGAAACAAACTGACTTTTATCATACTGTTCAATAATCTCAAAATAAAAATTATCTGCACCATACTTGTTATAAGCATTTTGCATCTTTTTACAACCGTGTACATTTTTATTTAGTTCTTTTAAATGTAGATGATACCTGTTACTAAAACTACAAAAAGAACTGCCTATATAAACTTTGTTTGAAATAGGAGTATATATTTGATATACTCCTATTTTTATACCTTCTCCTCTTATTAGTAATGATTTCATTTTACAAAAATAGTAAAATTTTATCAAAGTTTACGACTTTAAAAATAAAATCTCTAATCTGAGTTCTTCTGTCTTCATTTTACTTCTTCCTTTTGTTTTTTGCTGATTATTACAGTATCTACCAATGCTTTGTCAAAGATTTGTATTTTGTCATAAAAGTGATTCTCTACATCACCTTTGAAAAGTTCCTGTAGCATCATCTTCTCCAAATCATTCTCTGGGGTAAGTGCTAGTTCTATCTTACCATTGATAGCAAAGTTACATTTCATGCTTTTTTATTTAAGATACTATCAATGAGGTTATGTGAGTGAATGGCTATGGTGCCATAGTTGTAACCTACGGTTGCTCTTGGGTTTCTTACTTTCTTTCTAAGCTGCTCCCTTGCTTCTATCACAGCACTCTGCAGTTCTTGCTTCCTACGTTCAGATGCTTGCCACTTCTGCTCTCTTGTGGCACGTACATAAGTACGGCTTATAAACTCCTTAGAAGGGGCTGGTTTTGGCTCAGGGCAATATGCTGTTCCCATAATAGCTGATCCTGCAAATAAGAGGATACGTTTCGTGTTATTTTGCATGTTATTGGTTTTTGATTGTGAAAAATGTTATAATCCTTTTTTAATCTTCTCTATACAACCAGCATAACCAGCAAGGTCAACTAGAGAGTCTTGTTTCTCACAGTTGTCTTTATTGGCTCTACAGATCTTCAACCAGGCCATCATCAAACCTACTTGCTCAGGGGTAATAGTTGCTTTTGTAATTACTTCCCATCCTTTAGCAATATCTTTGAAGTTGTCAGATGTCTTACCATAGTCTTTTTCTCGGTCTCCGTATATAAGACCTTTAGCTGTATCTAGAATAGTATGACCAGGTGCTGATTGAATGTCGGGTTGTTGCTCGGTATGGTTTTGTGTAGGCTTACTCTCCAAACTTGCAATGAAATCGGAGTAGGTAATTTCGGGTAGTTTAGCATTGTCGTTGTAATTGTAATATATCCCTTCATGGCTAGATGGGTCTATTCTAAAAAATAGAAATTCATCATCAAAATGTATTGCAGATTTCAACCCATACCCCCTTGCCAATTCCGCTAAGTGGTTCAATTCTTGCTCCGTTGCGAACTTAATCGCTTTGCCTTCAAATGGGTTTGTCATGTGTTATGTTGTTTTTAGTTTTTACAATATTTGTTAATAAGAATTTCTTTGTACTCTTTCCCTTCTTTTGTTAAACCGTTTTCATCCCAGTAATCAGGTAGGTCATGAAAAGATTGAAGATGTTGCCATACATTTATGGCTATATTACTATATTCTTCTTTCATCTCTTTAAAAACATCTTCTTCCTCTATTTCTATATTATTTTTATGAAGACCAACTACACCACAATCATAATTTTGCTTAGGGTCTAGCATACATCTTCCAACAGCACACATATTACCTGTTTCCTTATTATAGTACTCACAAAGACCAGTTTTATTAACAGCTCTTCTCTCAGGATTATTCTCATAGTATTCAATAGTCTCTAGTACTAGTTCTTTTACAGTTTTCTTTTTCATGTTATTTTGTTGCTTTTACGGCTAATCCAGCCTCGATTAAAGATGGTATGTGTAGGTAGCCACAATCGTAATGCTTTGAGCGTAGGAAGTCGATAATTTGACACCAAGACAATGCAGAAACATTAGTTTGCCTGTTGATGTAAATAGTTACCAGTTCCCTACCAGCAATAATAATAGATTCTATTGCTTGATACCTACATTGAGCAATCTTCGCCACCTCAATCGCATCATCATCCGTTATCTCGGATAGTGGGGTTAGGATTGGTTTAATCTCTCCGTAAAATGCAAAGTTTTGTATGGGGCTTTTGACTACATTATTATTCATGTATTCGTACCAAACCCTTGTTTTATTAATAGAATTAACATTGCCAATTCTATTTTGTCTAGTGTCCTTTACCTCGCAGCCCATATAAGCCGCAAACATTCCCATTAAAAATTCGTTCGTGTATTCCATGTTATTTTATTGATGTTACTTTGGTAGGTGAAGATGTGTTTTTGGTAAGATACTGCAACTACTTTACTCACATTGCTCTACCAAAGCTTTTACTGAGAAGTAAGTAACAGATATTCCTCCCCTATAGTCCCCTCCAATTAAGGAAAAAGCTAAAGTAAGGGCTTTGAGTCAGCTCTGTTCCAGAAACGTGGACTATTTTAAATGAGAAAACCCTCATCTGATGAGGACCGGCAAAGGTATCAGAGAGGGTATTCAGAGGAACCAGTCCTCATCATTTTTATCTTAAAGTATGTATTATCCTATTGAAGATTTTGCCGGTCCTCTATAGTATTGCAAATATACTACACCCTTTTTCAAATTTCCAATAGTTTCTCAGATATTTATTTTCCTACTATCTGCATCAACTGAGGTGTGCCGAAGTAGAGTGGTTGACGAGTCTTTTCCCATGCCCGGATGAACTCAAGCTGCAGGATCTCTTTGGTAATACCTTTGCTACGGATAAGCATCTGCTCCGTTTTCAAGGCCTCCAGTTCGTTCAGCTTACGTTGCTCAATGATCTGCTGATCCAGTACAGATACGTTGGTATTTACCTCATTACGGCTATCTATCTTGGCTTTTACCTTATCACTAAAGTCAAGCTGGCAAGAGAATGTAATAAGCTCCAGACCCTTTGCTTCGAATGCATCTGTAACCTTCTTCTGAACATCCTGCTCAAAACGTAATGAACCACCGTTTGCCATCAGTGTATCAGTAAGATACTTCCGGCTCTCTTCCTTCATGATATCATAGATCTTAGTCTCCAGGATATTATCTTCCAAAGCTTTCATAAAGTCATCACCGGCATCCAGATGTTTGTTCTCAAATACTACATCGACTGCACGTTTCTCCATTATCTTGAAAGAGTAGATAGGTTTTGAGGTAAACTCAGTGTTATCTGCTGCCTTAAGATGAAGAGTCTTATGTGTCTCATCATTGTCATCAAACGATGCACGTTGCTCCCACAGTGGTACCTGGAACAGCTCTGTACCGGCACTCATTGTCCACACACGACCTTTCTGCAGACTGAAATCTGCTTTGCCGGCCTTACCGTAATTTTCCATAAGCACACCGATATAGTTAGGTGCTACACGATCACAAGATGTCATTGTTCCGATCATTGCTACAAGCAGGAAATACATTACTTTTTTCATACTACTTCTGGTTTTTGTTTTTGTTTACGTAATTAATAATAGAATGGATAATCACTACTACTGCAGAAAAACCTGCAATAATCAGAACATAGGGATGTATGTGATTAAATACAATCCCCGGCACTATACACATAGAGAGTATAGTAAACAACGCAAGGTAAAGTTTGAACTGTTTCATTTGTTTGTTTTAGTTTATCCTTATGAGATGATCAACATCTGATGCTTTAAAAAACCATCCACCAATCTTAAAACTAACCTGATAGATGACATTTGGTTGTTTGCTGGTATCTACTGCATAGTACCTGTGTTCTGACATTACAAAAGTGCAATGAGGACACGCTTTACGTATCCCCATTGCTCTCTCATTATAATCAGCTTGCATACTTCTACAACTACTAATGCTCAATGCTAGTAGAGCTACTATGATTAACTTTTTCATTACTTTCTGTATAATAAAGATGTTACGTCAATAATTGAACCTTTCCTAGCCTTGTAGTTGTATATCTCACCCAATAGTTCTATGTAGTGAGTGGCATTGGTACAATCTACCATCTTCTTTTGCTGATATCGTAACTTTTCTATAAAGGTGCTAAAGTTGAAACCAGGTATTGTTGAGATCTTTACAAAAGCAACAGCAAAGCTTCTCTTTTTATAACCGGCATACAACTCTTTTATAGTTAAAAGCATCTCAGCTACCTCTTCAGCTTTCTTCAGATTCTTTACCTTAAAGCCACCTATCTTAAAATCATTAAGCATCTGGTTGTAAAAGGTTTCTGTATCACTAAGCAGCATAATATTGATTGCATGACCAAGTTTGTACTTCTTTTCAAACTCTTCATACATTTCATAGTCTTTGTTGCCAGTGGTACTGAAGCTATTTACAAACTCAGCAGTACTCCAACGAGAATCATGGTCATTAATAGCCCTGACTGTCTCAATGCTGGCACCTTTTACTACATAGTAGTAGAATGGTCTATCTAACCTTTTAGAAGCCTCCAAGCGATGTTGTCCATCAATGATCTCAAACTTCTCATTGCATTGTGCAGGTGCAACTGTTTCTGGAAAGTTTTTCATCTTATCCATTACTGAGAGTACACGTCTTTCATCAATAATTCTGTTACCACCAATGTATTTAAACATTGCATAGTTTTTAGTTGATGATATTTGATATTGTTTCTGTAGCATGTTATTGCTTTTTAGATGTGAATAAAAATTAAAGAAATACTCCGTGTTGTTCTTCAAGAGAAGCTAACCATTTGTTAAACAGATGGTCTTGAAATGCTCTTGAGCAATCTTCATGTTTTGTAAGCAGGTGCTCATTTTCTTCTATCAAAGTAACAGCAATCTCTCTAATACCTTTTTCAAACTGCTTTGAGGAGATATAGATAGTATTGTTTTTTGCAAGACCTAGTACAGATACCTGGCTGAATGTTACTACTTCGATAGGATAACTTATCTCATACTTCATATCAGTGAGTGCTTCAACAGCTTTCTTCAGTTGATAATCCATTTTTGGAGTAGTCTTTACAGGAATGGTAAAAATATCATTATCTTTATCAACACCACATACTTCCACTTCTGGGAAATCTTCTTTGATCTTTCTTGCCAATGATTTTGAAACAATCAGATGCGGTTCTGTTAACCTGTCTACATAAAAACCACTAAGATCCTGATTGATAACTATCCTGTTACCAATTGCATCTCTCCATGCAGAGTTCAATTTACGATATGAATCATGAAACTCAAGAGTTGTCTCGATAAACATTGCATCTTTAAAGGCACACTGCATAATAGTTGATGCAACATCTTTAGTTGCATGTTCCATCAGAAAGTCTCTAATTATTCTTCTTGCACCATACATATTATCTATTACTCTACTCTCGTTAATAGTAAAGTCAGGAAGATCGTAATGATACAATGCTTCGCCTGCATCATAACATCTGATACCTCTACGATACAATATTCTCTGGTGCTTCTTACAGATATTCGGAAATACTTTCCCTACAGGTAGATCAATTATTGCATCTGTTCTATCAAATGAGAAGTAGGTATCCCAGTTGTTGATTACTTCTTTTATCTGAGCTACATGCTCGATATAGAAACGTGTGTAACCTTCTTTACCGGTTACTATTTCTGTACTGGGTATTACGTTATTCTCACCCTCGTCAATAGCATTAGATACAAACTCACGCACTGCCATCCAAGTATCCCACTGTGGTCCCATATCAGTAGTAAGAGATGTTTCCCTACCATCTATCAATATCTTCTCAAAGCTCTTATCTCTAAAAGCTACAGGTTCTGTTGATAGTACTAACTCCTTCTCACCAGAGAAGATACGTAATCCTATCTTAGCTTTGAGTAAAAGAGCTATTGCATACTTGTTACCTGAGCCATCAGGTATGTTAACTTATAGTTTCCTATAAGATCGGACTATATCATCACCCTTCTCATTAAGAGTTAGGGGCCGGGCACTTATACTGGTAATTAAGAACACTATAGTTCTCCAGTAGTCTCTGAACCTTTATAGAGTGTACTCTATACTTGGATGCTGATTGGCATATCATTTCTGACTTAGCTTTCCAGCAGTTCACCTCGGTTTTTATTTTCATCCATCTCTGGAAGGGGTTTCATGGCTCTTTTGTAATTTCTAAGTTCTAAAATAGACATAGGTTTGAGATACTCTTTTTCAAAGTTGCAACTAGCAAAATCTTTAAAATAATATCTGTTTGCAGAATCATAAAATATAGCAGCATAAAAAGAATCTTTAAATCTTCCAATTTTTGTTGGACCAGCTCCTTTTTTTATAGTAATTGAAGAGGAATAATAATGATAAATTTTTCTACCGTTATTATCAGATGTAAGTTGTACACCTCTATATCCGGTTTTATTATCTACCCTTAATAACTTCTTTTTACTATTGTTTTCATTAGTACATACTCTAAGATTAACAATTCTATTGTCATCTTTTATGTTGTTAATATGATCAATTTGCATATTATCAGGAATTAATGTACCTGTATGCAAAAACCAACATAATCTGTGGTATGTGCTTCTATATTCTATATTATCTACTGTAATGTAGATACATTCTCTATAACCTTTTATTGTCTTTCTTGTGTAAAGTCTATTTTTACGAATGTTGTTTATCTCACCAGTATTGAGATCATAACTAAACATACGCTTGAACACATCTTTTACTCTTTCAGAACTTGCTTCATTAAATGTTTTTCGGACTCTTTTCATGAAGCAAATATACAAAATTTTATTCTTAAAACCCAATCATTGTAGTACTATCTCTCTTGGTAGAACCACCCATCAGTGTGAGTGCATTTACATCAATTTGTCCTTTGTTCTCGATAAGGAGAAACTGCTTGTTTGTGTTTTCCATTTTTTTTGTGTGTTTAAAAGTTAAAAATGATTAATTTACCCAACTCCATGTTGGTACATCCATTTGAATTGCAAGTAACTCTACGTATTCTTTCATGTTTTTGTATTTACCTGTTAAAAAATTAATTATTTGTGCTTATTTAGCACATTTTTCAAAGTGGAAAATTACCTCATTACTTACATCTGCTACCATACCGTAATCCTTACATAAACTGTATTTACTGTTAAGATATTGTAGCTGTTTATGTACCACTGCTATGTGTAGCCTAAACTGCTCAATACTCTTACTCCCCTTACGCCTCTTACACCTCATGCAGCTAGGGTATAACTGGTTATTAGTGCTGTCTAGTTTTAATGTGCTAATGGTTAACGCATTACCGCAGTACGCACATTTACAGCCATACTTATTTAGCACTTGTAGCCGTTCCGATTGTGGTATTCTGATTTGTGTTGTCATATGCCGTTTATATTGTCCAAAATACTACCTATATAATGAGACCACAGCCCTTCTTTTTCTAGATACTTCTGCATATTATCTATTACACTTTTCATTTCAGGAGCTGCTGCACAGAGTTTGGCGTTTTCTTCTGCTTCATCCTCTCCTACATCTGTTGGAGATAATATATTGTCACCACTTCGGTCTAATATTTTCCAATTTTTCTCGTTTAAGTGCTCTAATACTGTTCTTACAGCATACCATTTCTTACTCTGTTCCATTTTCTATTATACGGTTTTCGTTAACCTCTGTTATGCTCTGATTGTCTTCAGAGAATGTAAACATGCTTCTTATTACATCCCACCCTTTACCTGTCCATAGAGCTACTTCTCTTTTTTTAGGATGTCCCACTGCATCTACTGTTACCCAGTAATAGCCTTTCTTTCTTCTTTTCATTTTCTACAGTTTTTCTAGATGATTAATACTCACACAGCCTGATATACCTTCTACATTACACACTGGGTGTCCTGCTCCTACATGCCATACAGCTGATGTTATAGTTGTGTCTGTTGGGTTGTATCGTTCTCCTGTTGATGTTATTACAGACCAGTATCTTACTGGTGTACCTGGTATTATTTCTTGTTCTTTCATTTGGTTTTATTAATTGTGAAAATCATCTTCTACTTCCCAGTATCCTTGTTTAGTTACAGAAGAAGTTTCTTCTTGTTTTTCCTCATCTTGTATGAGTTTGTTAAAAGCTTTTTTCAATATGTCATGATCAACTTTTAGTTTAAAAAGTCTTTCTTCACATTCTACTTTGGCTGAATATCTACCAATAAGGTATGCACCTAGTGTAAAGATGCATATAAGAAACAGTTGCATTTTGTATAAATTTTGAGGTTAACGTATGTACAAACTTAAAATAAAAAAGCCAGGAGTAGAAACTCCTAGCCATTTTTCACACACACAAATTATCATCTTGGGTTCTCATCTAAATCTATTGCAGCATCTTCTTCTTTACCAAAGTAAGCTTCACTTTCTTCTCTAGTAATACCATTGATCAAAAACTCTCGATCATCTGCACAAAGATGAGGTACAATCTTTTGTATAGGTGTACCTGTTTCTCTTCTGTTTTGTACCTGAGCAAACTGCTCTTCTGTAATATCTATCTCCTGGGTATATCTCTTGCCGGAGAGGATTGATCTTTTAGTTATCTGCATTGCTTTTGCTTTTTTGCCAGAGTTCGTATAGTTGTTGTGATGTTTTATTTTTATATTCCTTACCCGGAGCTACTTCAGTTCTGTTATACCATGATTTATCTTTTTCTGAAAAACTCCAAAAATTTTGTATAACCCATGTTGCAAACTCAATAGCATTATTAGCTTCTTGTTGTTCTTGCCATGTTGCTCCGGCTTTGAAATGGAATCTACCATATAGACTACCAGGAGCAGATAAGTTAGCAGCATCTTCAAGTTCTTTATCTTCAGAAGCGTTTCTTGTTTTCTCAATATACTCTTCAGGATTGTTGAGGAACTTTTCATAGCCTTTATCTGATTCAGATTGCTCTACTATAACAACTTTATTAGCTACTGTGAGTTTGAGATATTTTGTCATTATACCCAAAGCTCTATGTTCTACAAGTATATCTTCACCAACTATTTCTAACCTCACCATATCTATCTTCCCATCAACATCTACATACTGCTTTAAGAATGATTCTGGTATAGCAGGTAAACCTAATGAAGGGTCTGTTGATGCTACTATTTTTTCTGCTTTAGGGTGTTGATTTATTAAAGTCAGTATATGTGCCCATTTTGTTGTATCTATTTTATCATCGGTAGTGTTATAATACCAATCACCTCCTTTTATCTCTTCATCAGAAGTAAAGTAGATATCAAATGGTTGTAATATTATACCATGACTTTTGTTAGTAATAAATGCATTTCTGTTTGGTGCTATGTTCCATTCTTTAATATTGTCTATACCAGTAAGATGGCACATATTAGATTTTTCTGTTGGTAGCATTACTACCTGACAATTAATTGTTTCTTTATTCATGTCCTAGATCTTTTAGTGCTTGTTTGTAACCTGCTTCATAATCTCTTAAACAATTTTCCCACAATTGATGCTCACTTAAAATATTATCCTTACACTTATCGTCAGAGTTATAAAGATTATTTGAATGCTCTAAGGATTTTTTAAGAATCTCTTCATCAGTAGGAACAGATGGTTTAGATTGTTTTTCACGAATATCATGAGAAAGTTCTTGTAAAAAAGAGTCTTTGAGTTCAGGCGTTTCTGCATATCGCAATTTTTTGAGAATCTCTTTTTCACTACAAACTTTCTTACCAAACTCTAATAGTAGATTACCTTGAGGGTCGAGTTTTGTTGGGTCACCATACTTTACTTTACCTTTTACAACAGAACAATAAATAGTATCACCTATTTCAACACTCCCCTCTCCAGGTGTACCAGCATCTATCCAAGCCTGTACTGTTTCTTTAGATATTGGTAGAGTACCTGGAAGTTGTGGGTATGAAGCGATTATTTTTTTGCACCAACCTAAACCTGTTTTATAATCTTCAAATTCTATCCAACCATTTGTTTTATCTACCGATAAACATTTTCCTATGAGGTGTTTATATGGAGGTTGTCCAGCATCACAATAATCATGACATATATCACCTTCCTGTATCTCATCATCACTAAGAACCAGTAGTTGTTGTGCTCTTCCATTTTCCCCATCGGGATTATCGTTAGCTGCTATTAAATATTTCTTATCAATAGATGTGAGAGTATGAGAGCAAATATCACCTTTACCCCAACCTTCTTTATTCAAAGGTATAGTTACTATCTGTACTGTCTTTTTCATGTTTATTGTTTTTATATAAGTGTTATTGCTTTTTCAATTACTGCTTGTCTTGCTTCATGATAAGATTCTGCCGCACCTCCAACATTTATGTAACAATCAACAAAATACCAACGATATAATAACATAGTTGTAACACCCCTGCTAGTAGCAAAATCAACTAAATCTTTATCGTTCCTAGCTATGACAATGTGAATATTACGTTTCTCTCTAAACCAATCAATGACTTGTTGCCAGAGTGGAGCTGCAATACATTCGCCTATACTCCTGAAGTTTTTAAAATCTGTATCGATTGGTTGTATTTCTTTTTCCCCGTCAAAATAAGCAAAACACTGTTTATCGAATCCTTTTTCCCTTAAATTAAGTGCTATCTCGTATGGTACAAATTCTTCTTCCATGTTTGTATGTGTTTTTAAAAAGTTTCAGAAATAATAAAAATAAAAAAGAGAGTAGTGATCGAACAACACTACTCTCTTAGTTTGTTGGCATACGTTTGTCTGGTGACAACACTCATGTATACCTGTATAGCCATGGCAGCTATTGTGGACCTGCTCGGAGTCGAACTTACACTGATTGATATGTTCTACCAGCACTAATATCCCTTATTACAGTCTCTTTTATTTTAAACTGTATAGCGATGTCTTTTACTTTCTTTTCTTTAGTTGCTAATAGTCTTTTTATTTCTATAGCATTTTCTCTAGACAGCTTTCTATTGCATATAGATTGAAACTCTATTACTTTAGGCACATGATCAAACTTAGAGTAATGACCATGTACATATCTGCCATTTTGTTTTCCTTTAGCTTGTCTGAACTTGTTTACTTTATCTTGACAGTTGTCATTGTGTGTACCTACAGACAGATGAAAAGGATTTACACATGCTGGTACATCACAAGAATGCATGATTACTTTTCCTTCTGGTATAGTTCTGTTATAGTAATACATATAAGCAACCCTATGTGCTCTATGATGTAGTTTACATCCATCTACAACTTCTTGAATAATACCATAGCCATCTCTACCTAGTCTTTTGTATAGTATACATTCGTTCTTATCTATATTCTGCAGATAAGGCTTTATTCTATTCATTACGCTTGTTGTCATATCTCTATATTTTCAACAAAGATAATAAAAAAGTGGAACTAATCTACATTAATAGTTCCACTTTTTTTGTAGTGGACCCGGAGGCATCCGAGAGCCTCGTCCAAACAGTGTTCCTCTCAAAAAAGTTACGACTATGACTTGTTTTTACTCTGCTGTCTTCAGAGATGCTTGAAAGTTCTGCATAATCTACATCTACTTACAACGTCAATAGTTTTTATTTTAAACAGTCAGATTTCTCTTCTTATCTGTGGTGAATTAGGCTGCTTCTGCTACTAGAGCATTTGCAAAGCACATATTAATAATACGTGCACCTTCTTCCTGACGAGCAACTTTTTCGTTGTTTGCATCTATTGTTTGAATCTATTTATTTAAAGGACTACATCCTTGTCCTTAGTCGCCTTTTCTACTATACTAGCTGCTGTCAAAACCAATCGGGCCCATATTGTAATAATACACTCTGATCAGTTTCCTAACCAGAGTGCAAAAATAAACTAATAAACTTAATTAGTTTGCTAATTTCTCAACAGTTTCTACAACAACATCATCATGTCCTACATCACGGTATTCATTGGCTAAATAGTCAGCTTCTTCTTTTGTAAGAAGGTAATTATTAACCTCAATGCCCCCTACCCAAACGGTGTAAATCTTTTGTTTCATAATATTAGTTTGCTAATTTTTCAGCATGTTCATACTGTAACCATGTTTTATTTCGACCATCTGGGTGTTTCCAAACATTGTATTCTGTTTGATCATAGCAATAACCAGCTGCACCAAAGTGACCATTATCAACTACACATACCATGTTTGGTACAAACTCTTCATTTGATATTCTTGTAGCACCATCTGCTATAAGTGACCTTACTTTCTGATCAAAGCTTGAACCCAGTGGTAAGCTTCTGCTATCTTGGTTGATATACTTTCCCATTGTGTGTAAAATTTAGATTGTTAAAAGAAAATAGCCGGAAATTGTTACATCCCCGGCTATTTGTTTACTTTGGTAAAAGAAGTATTAGTCTTGGCTAACCATAGCTTTCCATGTTGGAAAATACGTATTACGAAGACCTTTTAATCTGCTGATGCCGGCTTCATAGCCTTCTATCTCTTTGTCTTTCTTGGCCACATCATTCCACTGAACATTCTTAGTGTTTAACATACTAGCTCTAAACTTCTTCGCAGTATCCAGATCCCTTTGGGTAGCCGCTATGTTGGACTGCAAAGAGTTCAGATTGTCCAGAACATCGTAGGCTAGTTCCTGTGCTTCTACTTCCTGTGCTGATTGTTTCCTGATCTGTTCGTAGGTTAAGGGTTGTACCTGAATACCCACTGTTTTGGTTGTTGATGTTGCTACTGTAGCTGTCTTGTTGCTGTTTCTGTTTGTTGTTGCCATTGTTTGTTGTTTGGTTTTTTGTTTTGTTATTAGTTGTATTATCTTCTTTTTCTTTACTCTCACTATAAGGTATCCAGTCACCTCTTTTTATGTAGTTGTCTATTTGTTTTGCAGTATATGAATAACGACTCATTTTGTCTTCTCCATCTACTGTTTCCACTTTATAGTTATCTCTACTGACTTGTTTTATATACCAACCTTCTGTATTAGGTATATCTACATCATCAGCCATATCAGCAGGATTACAATATCTATCACCCACTTTCCATTTCCTACCAGCTGGTTGTTTCTGCTTACTAATATATTCTTCAGCAGCTTCAAAGGTACTGAACAGTAGTTTATTATGGTCTTTATGGTTTTCTTTATCTGTAAACAGTACTTTATCACCTTTTTCGTTGCCATACCAGCTACCACTTGGGTTCAACCACCATACTATATCTCCCTCATACACTTTAACACCATCAGTAGTAACAATAGACCACTTTTCTACAGCTGGTTGTTTTACTTGGTTGTCTGGTGTTGTTAGAATCTGTTTCCAGAGTTCGTATGGTACTATTGGTAGATCGTCTTCTTGCTTTTTTTCTGTTGGTATTACATCTTCTGGAGTTATTTTATACCAGATTCCATCACCAGTCCAGTGTATACCACCAGTTAACATTTTTAGATATTGAGCTATTTCACAAGACTCGCTATCAGGATTCTCTACCCAATACTCATCTGGTAGTACATCACCATCCCATATATATAGTTCTGGTTTTTTAACAGCTACAGGTTCTACTTTGGTAACAGATGCTATTTCTTCAGGAGTAGCTGGTCTTATCTTATTTGCACTAGCTCCCCATTTTGTTAGTGCAGTATCTGTTCTGGTAATATTTCTTACACATACACTATCATTATTCACATTAATTACTTGGGTTACTGTACCTTCAGGATCTCCACTTTGATCTTCTAGTATAACTACCCAATCACCTACTTCATACTCTATTGTTTCTTGATACTGTTGTAAGAACTGAGCAGCTGTTAGTTTTGTAGTAATAGGCCTACCTGTAATATATGCTATTTTCTTGTCTTTAGTAGTTTCTATGGTCTTAAAAGAACATGTTTGTTTTTCATGTGGTTTTTGTCCTGAGAACCAGACCCACCCAGCATCTTCAAACACCTGCATTACATCTTTCCATTCTTGTTCTCCATTGAGCTCTATCCGTATATCTTCAGGGATAGGCGGTGCATTTGTTCTTTTCATAATAGTTGATTTTGTTTTTTCTGTTCAATAAAAGCAATAACCTCTTCTATATCTTCGTCAGAGAGATACGTAATATTCTCTAGTATAACATGTATGCTGTTGATATAATCTTCAGCCAGATCTTTTGCTATACTATTCCAGGTGCCGGGCTCAATAACCTTCATCATTTTAGGAATCATACTATCCAGTTGCCTTATAGCATCTGCAGCTACAACAGTGAGATCTACAAAGTCTCTAGCTTTATTCTGTTTAGCTTGTTCTCTATAGAATATAAGAGTCTCACTAGTACGTATATCATTCAGAGTTTTTCGAAACAGCTGCCTCTCTATGAATAATCTCTTATAAGAGTCAGCTAGTATCTGTCGTCTAGTCTCTGTTATCTGTGATGGGTGAGTTATTTTCATTACTTATTTTGTTTGCTATTTACAATAAAATACCTAACTACCAAAGCTATAACTAAAAAAACACCAGCACCTATTGATTGTATTATTACATCTTTATTGACATACGATATTGGTATGTATAATAGTTGTGTCATAGTGTTTTAATTGAATGGTTAATGATGCTTTTTTAAGTGGGCAAGTGGTGAATATGTCTGCACTGCTTACTATGTACGATGGGTGTTCACAAAAATTGCCGCCACCTAAACCAACATGGAACGGACAATCCACACACCCTGTTATTTCTACTACCTCAGTTGGTAATGAAGGGTTGATAAAATCGGAGTATTTAATAATTACTTTCTCTTGTGGCTTTTGTAAGTTTAGGTAGTACATTTTTGATGTTGTTTCAAAATAAATGCCACCATTATCATCAAACCATCTTTTAGAAAAACCCCCACTTCCCATTTCTTGTTCCTCAGCCAACTTAGCAAGGTGCAGCATTTGTTCCCAAGTATCGCATTTTATGCTTTTGCCTGTAAAATCGTGTTTGTTAGTCATTGTGTATATAGTTGCTGTTTTTGTATTTTATTTGATATATTTTCCCATGCTTGTTCAGGTGTGTTAAATCTTATAGTTATATCGTCCCCGCCTTTTTTATTTTTTATATAATACCTAAAAGCGTGTGTTCCCGATACGTTATAATCCCATTCGCAATACGCCATAGGATATACTGATAATACCTTTTCTTTGGCTGTCTGTGCCATGTGTTATTTATTTTTAGATAAAAAAAAAGATAGGGTTTATAGGTACTCATTACAGATGTTGTTATTCTACTGTTTCTGGTATTACGTAGATAGAGGAGAGTTTGTTGCCTTTGTATACACCAGGATTAGTAGCTTTGTTATTAACAAAATACACAAAGTTATGTAATATTACCTGAGACTGTATTACAACAGCTTCTTCTGTTGTAGGAGTGTATACTTTGGCATCTCTGATATCGTCAGACATATCACAAAATGTACTGCAGTGGTATCCGATAAAGTCATTATCTCTATTGACGTACTTAAATACTTTCTTCATTTTTGTAGTTTTTAGTAGTTGTGAATTATTCTTTTTGTTCGAAACTTCTTGAAGATATCAAAATGATCAATGTCAATAAAGATTACGTTAAATACAACTAGTGCAGTTGCTATTCCAACTATTGACTTTTCTTGTTCACTTACAGTATCTACATTTACTATTACTAGCTTTGATAGGTAAACACAAAAGATTGCCAGTAGATTGCAAAACAGTACTAGAAAGTTACTGTCTCTTGTTACTGTATCTACGTGTTTTTCTGGCAGTATCAACTCTTCTTTTTCCAACTCAAAGTAGTGGTACTTTACAACATCATAATTTGTATAGCTACTAATATCTATTGTGAGTGGTGCTGATTCAATAAAGAAACAAATAGCTACATCGGTGTCATACATTTTTACACCCAAAGTAATATTGTTTTTCTCAACAAACTCTTTGAGTTCTTCATTATTACCAAACCATACAGAACATGTTGTATTTTGGATGTCTTTCAGTTTTATCTTTTTCATTAGATAATTGGTTGTGCAGGTGAAACAATAATAACATTGGGGAACTTGTTCTCAAACTCATTCCAGGTACCAACAAAAGTGTATACAATACAACTTTTTGCAACTCTTTTCTTAAACGTGAATACAAAGCTCATGATCTGTGTGTTTTTAGAGCGTGAATAATAAAATCGAAAAAAAAGGGGAGTTGAACCCCTTCCCCGGCCTTTAACCGATTTTTTTAGTTTGCTGATGGATCTACAAGATTATCTTCTGTTTCATCATCGTCATTGTCATTTCCAAATAGTTTTGTTCTCATCTCTTCCAGTTGCTGCAACTCAGCAAACTGTTCAGTTTTGTATTGGATCATGTATCCCATATAAAGCAATTCTGTTCTACTGATGTCCAATGGCAGCTCTTTCTCACATGCAACAAAGGAGTTAACACGATTTACTTTTTCGGTTTTACCAAGTTTTTCAATAGCAGCAATAACAATGCTTACTAATTGATCATTACGTTCTTCAGACATACCAAGACTTGAAGATAATGTACTTTCTGTGTTCTGATTTTCCATTTTGTTTGTTTTTGATTGTTAGTATTGTTATTACCAGCTATGATCCTCATGAAAGTAATCATCTTCTGACATCTGATCATTAAAAAAAGCAGCTATATCCCCATTAAGACTAAACTGATGCCGTTGATGCATATTAGATGTATTTTCCCAATACTGAGCATTTTCAGCTTCTAGACAATCATCATGCATAAACATACCATTTGGTCTTTTGTACATTGTACCTGTAGATTCACCACAAGATGCACATTTTACTGTATCACAACCTTGTGTATGTGTGTATTTCTCAGGTAGTTCTATTTTACCTATTATACGAGGTCCTATTTGATTACTCATTGTGTGTTTTGTTTTAGATTGTTACTACAATTATGTTTAGGAGTGTTAATAAATCAAAGTTTGCTCTCTAGTATAGAGCAACAGGCTGCAAGGCACAAGAATACACCAGCATATAGGAATGTAGTACCATTACTGGTATACATACTACTTACCAAAGCAGCAGCAGCTACTACGGTAAGAAAGACACATAAGAACAAGAGAACAAGATTACGAGTACGTAGCATGATACATAAGCCACTACAGTAGGCCCACACTATTTGATTAATACGATTATTGCCAAGAGTACTTCTTTCTACCAAAGTAACTATAGATAGAAACAGAAAGAAAGAAAGAAAGAAAGAAAGATAAAGAACAAGAAAGAACCAGTAACAAAAACACTGTGGCAGATGTGCAATAGAGTTCGATACTGATTGTATGGGTAAAAAGAGAGGTTTTAGGGTTATTAAGGATAGTGGTTGATATCAATAAGAGGAAAAGGTGAGCAAAATACTGGGTTTTTACCCCTGTTTCACACACATTTACTAATTGTTCCACGTGGAACATTATAAAACTGCATAAACAATCAGTTATACATAACAGATTCTTCTATACGGCTTATTTCATTGATATAACCCTGGGATTTTCGACACTTTATATAACGTATAAACTATATGAAGATGTATAACTGCATTGAAAGCTACATGTTATTACTGTGGAACATCATGTATAACTCGTTGATTATCAATACTAATTATAAAACACAATTACGTAGCTGAAGTTAAACCGGAAAGGTCAGCTAGATATTAAGTGAGATACACAATACTGACATATCCTTGCAGCACATAGACATATAGTACGTAACACCGACATGGGTCAAAACACCGACATATGGTACGTAGCACAAATACAACATGAGGGAAAACAACACATGGGTATTATCCCATGTGCTGTGTTCATTTCCCTTTGTTCATGTCATGAGCTACTTCTGCTTACGGTTAGCAGCTCCACGAAGTGCATTACTGTTTGGCTTGTTAGCAGCAGCATTGGCAGCAAGATTAACTTCTTCGATTTCCTCAAAGTTATCATGAGCAAGTAATACGTCTACTGATGTACCAGATGGGTCATAGTACTTTATCTGATAAATTATTTCATCATTAATAGTACAAGCTATTCCAGCTAGTTTACAATCATTAGAAGCATACTTCACGTCTTGCTTAATATCTTCAGCATTTGGTGGCTCAAGAGTTTCTTCAATAGCTATACGACCAGGTAATATTTGACCTACTTCGTACTTAGCCTCAAAGCGGTCAATACGACCAACAGAGATAGCCCAATGTTCAATCTCAAGGTCAAGACGTTTGTTCTTGGTTGTCATTGGGGCAACCTGATAGAAACTCACATAACCCATTTTTGGGTTTTTCTTTGAAGGTACAACACATGTATCTTCAATAAGTTCTCCGTCAATGACTGCTGGTAGAACAATAACAGGGTTAGTGATACCCTTTTTGACAGCCTCTGCCATGATTTCTTGTGCGAATGCACGTTTTAGTTCTGCTGAACTTTGTGTAATCTTTGCCATGTTTTTGATTTTTAGGCGGTTAACAATAAATAATAAAATACATAAAAATGCTGAAGACAGCTCAAGTAAAGAACTCGTGAAAATATAATAGTTTCTTGTTACACTTGCTGGACTGTGACAGCAGCAGTATGAGCTCGTGAAAATATAATAGTTTTTAAGTTATAACAAGGGTTATTACACCCTTATTATCTTTTAGCATTCAGCACTTTGGTTCTCCAAGCTATTGAGTTCACACTCATTACGAGCATCTTCCATTTCTTTAAACATCTTCTTTAGCCTTATCTTCTCTTCAAGAATAAAAGCATTTCTAATCTCTTCCTCAAAGCCAGCTTGTTCTCTTTCCTGTTGTATAGCCTCACGTATCAGAACACACGTACTAGCTATAGCCATAAAGCTTAGTAATCCTACCCATATCCAGATGTCAACAATAGCATGTTCATACTGCTTCTTACATGTAACATCAATAGCAGCTAAGTTCATTGCTAGTACAAGCAGTACCAATACAACTGTGTAGGCATTCAAAAACGTACTTCTTTTCATTTGTTTTATATATTAAAGGTTAAACAATACTATACTAAAAAGAAACAGGTGCTTATAGTGCACCTGTCTCCATTAACCATATCATCTCTGCAATAGCTACTGCATCAATCTCAGCTTGCTCAAGAGCTATATCTCTATTAGATACCATAGTAAAGCCACTTTTTATTGGGCTATAGCATGGCTATAGTAAAATATAATAGTTTCTTTGTTAAAAAGAATAGAGAACATTACTGTTCTCTATCCCTAACTCTTGGTAGGAAGCCACTCCTTGTTTACGGTTCTTACATCTCCAAGGCAAGTAAGGAGAACGCCTCTGATTTAAAAAACATGACGTTTCAGTTTTTATGAGTTATACACAAACTCTCATCTGAAACTTGGCTAGGGGGATACCCCTGCTACAGTAGTGAAGCCGTGCAATATTATAGTTAGGCATATACCTTCTCTAATATACAACTAGCTATTTGATACAGGTACCGAAAAGGAGGGTCAAAATTTTTAGAAAAAGTTTTTTTGAATACCATACTCTGCCATTAGTAAAGCTATTTCTCTCTCAAGGTGGTAGTAGTGTTGTTTGTTGTATCTTGTTAAGGGTATTCCGTTGTTGCTGCAGAACTTATCTTTTAGGGTGTCTTTTTCTTTTTGCTGTGGTGTGCAGTGGGAGCTTTGGCCATCATATTCTATCATGTGTATCCCTTTAGAAGTTAGTATCAGAAAGTCGTACCTGGCATATCCATACTCAGTAAACTTTAATCCTTCAAATGCTACCTCCCGGTACCAATCTACTTTGTACTTGTTCAACTCCTGTACTATTAACTTCTCTGCTTCACTAATCTGATTCTGTGCACGATCAACTACAAACCAATCTAATGGTCTCTTTACAGAACCTGCAACATTCCTGATTGTAGTACCAGCACCCTTTCTTTTAGCACCAAAGTATTTTCTTGCTTTTGCCATCTTTTTTTCTTTCTCTTTCTCTTTCTCCTTTTCCTTCTCGTGCCGGTTAGAAATTGTAACTAACTCCTCATGCTTTTTCTGAGTAATACTTTTAGATGAATCAAATCTACTACTAGCAATACTGCCATTAGAATTACTCAACAGATAAAGAACAATAATACATATTACAAGCACAGTTATCACAAAAGCCATAAAAAATATTTTTTACAAAGGTATTGTTATTTCCGAAATAGTTATATCTTTACACAAGAAATGTTTATTGCACATTTAAAATGTATACACAAAAATAGTTTATGGAAGAGAAAAAACTTAAAAGGCCGACAGTAAGAGAACAGTTTGCAACAGGGCCTGAGCAAACAGAACAGAAAGCTCCAATGAGCAAAGAAGACACGATAAAGTTCTATGAGGAGAACTTACCTTTTATGAGAATGCAGGATGAGTATGAGAAACTTGCATTTGGATTTGCAGAAAGGAAAGTTGAACATCTTGAACTACAGGTTCGTGAACTAGAAGCTATTGGTTATTTGAGTCAGTGGAAAGCTGGTCAAGACGAAGCTAAAAGAAGACAAGAGCACGAAGAAAAAATGAAAGCTGAGTGGGATGCTATGACACCTGAGCAACAAGATGAATATCGTAAACAAGCCGAAGCTAATCTTGCAGAGATGCAGAACCAAGCAACAGAAGCAGCAAAGTTATCTAATCAAACAATAAGCTAGTTATGATTAATGAGCTGAGAGAGTTTGAATATGATATTATTGAAAGCATGGGTTACGTTATCTATGATGAGATAGGTCGGAAGCAGAATGGTGATACTACCTGGTCCAAAGTTATTAAAGAGGATCAAATGTTTATAGTAACTGGTACCAGATACTCACAAGGAGGTGAAAAGAAAGAGTACCGGGAACTATATGACAGTGCAGAAGATTTTAAACTTGGTAAGTTAAGTAACGGTGAAAAGCAGAATGAGAATGAGAAAGAGAAAGAGAATGAATAGTATTAAAATAGGAACCAACAATGGCTGAAGTACAAGTAGTAAAATGGAACAAGACAATTCCCAATATGGAGAAACCGGATATTATTCGGTTTCAGTTTATGGTGCATTGTTATATCCAGAAGACTGCTAACATTAGTCCTGCACTTCTTGATTGTCTAACTTTATTGGGCACATTAGGAAGTGCAGAACTTCTGCCATTTTGTGAGATGCTTACAAAACAAGGTATATTTCAAAGTATACAAAGTAGCAGAAATGCCATTACTCGTTTACAGGATAAGAACCTTATCATAAAAGAGGGCAGGAATAAAAAGTTACTCAAAGTTCACCCTGATGTAAAAATATACAACAAGGGTAATGTATTGGTTGATATAAAATGTTTTAGTCCAGATAGAGCATGACACCAACTAAAGTAAAAGACTTGATTCCTGAGGTTGCAAAAAAACTAGGAATACCAGAAGAGCATCTTGCTGCAATGTATTCGTTCTACATTAAAGAGAACAAAAAGATATTGTCTAACATGGAAGAACTTCACGTAACTTTAAAAGGACTTGGTACAATGACCATCAAAGGATGGGAAATAAAAAAGGAAATAGAAAGAAGAAATGCTAAAATACTTAATTCTTTTAATGAAGAGAATATCAAGGAGTTACGTGAGGAGATTGTTTTGTATGAAAAAGTACTTGTAAAATGGGAAGAGCAGGAACAAAGAAAAAAGCTTACTGGTAAAAAGAAACAAGAATTTTATAAAAATAAAGAAAAAGAAGCTAACAATGAATCTGAAAGAAAAACTACAGGCAGCTTGGAATAACAAGGGTACTATCATGGAGGGTTTCTACAATGCTTATGTTTCCTGCAACCAGGAAGTAAAAGATGAAGCTCTTAAAAGATTGGCATTATGTAGAACAAATCAGTGTGGTTTCCATGACCCAAAAGGTCAAAGTGAAAAAGCAGTATTCAAAGGAAAAGAAAGCTGTGGTGGTTGTGGTTGTGATCTGTTTGCAAAGGCACATGCTATGAGTGCACAGTGTTATCTTGGGGATATAGATCCTGCTACAGGAGAACCAAGGGGTATTCCAATATGGACAGCTATAATGACACAAGAACAGGAATTAGAAATAAACAAGATAGCCTATCAACGCCAGTTTGAAAATAGAAAATAAGTAATCAATAAAACAAACAATTCGAAAATCGTAAATAACATGGACAATATCATAATACCAATGCAGGAAATGACTTCTAATAAGAAGAAGAAACCAACTCTTGAAGAAGCACAGATGTTTCAAATACCATTTGATGCATTGCTTAATACAGTAATTGTAGTGCACATTGCAGAGCCGGAGAAAGAAAAAAAAGGTGGTATTTATGTACCTGATTACATCAAGGAGCAAATGGCAATAACTGAGAACATGCTTGTCAAAGCTCTTGTAAAATCTGTAGGTACTAATAAAGAAGGTCGGACTCCTGTAGTAGCAGTAGGTGATGTGGTATATGTTTACCCTGGTGGCTATGGTGCAAAAATATTTGATGGGGAAGCTGAGTATCTTATATACGCAGAATTGGACATGATTGTTAAACTGAAATAATGGAAGAGCAAGAGAAACTATATTACTGGATACTGTTTGCCAATACCAGAGCAAGCAAAGACTCAATGTATTGGGATGAAACAGTTATTGACATTCACCCATTTACTGCAACTAAGATACTGCACAAACAGATTATTAGTTGGAATGTGATTAGCAAAAAAGAGTATGATCTTTGGAAACAATTAAACAATAACAAAGATGAACCAGTAGAACCAGTAAGCAATGATTAAATTTATAGAAGAAGGGCATATTTACACCTCAGTTATACCTGACGACATTAAGTGGTTGGGTGTAACTACTCTTGTAGGTCACCTCCACGAAAAGTTTGATGCAATTGAGCAATCTGTTAAATCTTCTAACAAAAAACCTACAATAAAATCTGCTAACAAATGGTATGGCTTATCTCCTAAAGAGATACGTACTGCTTGGGAAACTGAAGGTAAAAGATCAATAGAGCTTGGTAGCTGGTACCACAAAATGAGAGAAGATGCTCTTTATGAAAAAGGAACAGTAGATACTTTCAAACCGGATATAAGAGAAGGTGTTAAATACGCACCTGACCAAAGCCTTGTAGAAGGAGTATACCCAGAGCATCTTGTATATCTGAAATCAGAAGGTATCTGTGGACAATCAGACTATGTAGAAGTAAAAGGAGCAAAGGTCTATATCAGAGATTACAAGACATCAAAAGAGATAAAACGTAAGGCTTTTGTAAACTGGGAAGGAGTTATAAAAATGATGACAGGGCCAGTAAAGCACTTGGAAGATTGTCATTTCTATCACTATGCTTTACAGCTTTCTATTTACATGTATATAATACTAAGACACAATCCAAATCTTTCTCCAGGTACTTTGGTAATTGAGCATGTAAAGTTTGAAATAGAAGATGAAGATCAGTACGGATACCCTATTTACAAAAAGGACGAGAACGGAAACTTTATTGTAAAAGAGATAGAGGAAATAGAACTTCCTTATTTAAAAAAAGAAGTTCATACTATAACTAACTGGTTAAAGTTAAATAAACAAAAATTGATCAAATGAGGTTACAGTTTGTAGTACAACAGAAGTCAGGTATTGCATATCATCGTCTTGTAACTCCAATGGAGTTTATGCAATGGGATGAAACAGATAGTTCAGAAATGTTATGGATTGTCAACGATGAACATAAGATAGATGGAGATATACTGTTGTATAGTAAGTTTATATGGACAACCCCTGATCAACTTAAAGCAATTAAAGCAAAGGGAACAAAGATTGTAGTAGACGTAGATGACTCTTGGGATATTCCTCCACTGCATCCTTTTTATAATGTTTGGAAACAAAGAGAGAGTGCACAAAAGGTTATTGAGAATATAAAAATAGCAGATCTTGTTATTTGTACAACATTAAAGTTGCAGGATAAGATTCGACAGTATAACAAGAACACTGTTGTAATTCCTAATGCTCTTCCTTTTGGTTATGAAAATTACGTACCCAAGCCTATAGCACATGAAAAAATGACATTTATTTATGTAGGTGGTTCTTCTCACTTACTAGATATTGAAATGCTAAAAGGCAAGTTCAAAAAGATTGGTGGGGAACCATTTATTAAAAACAATGCAGAGTTTGTCTTAGCAGGTTATGAAGCAACATCAGTTCCTCGTTATTTAAGTAAGGAAGACTTTGATAACAAGAAGCCTACAATGGTACCTGTACGTGATGTTTGGGAAAAAATGACTTCAATATTTGCTGAAACAAGATCTCATAGAATACTCCCATCTACTGATCTTGAGAAGTATATTGATTACTACGATCAAGCAGATGTTGCACTAATACCTCTTGTTAACAGTGACTGGAACAACCATAAAAGTGAACTGAAGATTATTGAGGCCGGTTGCAAAGGTATACCTGTTATCTGCTCTAAGGTTCTTCCCTACAGTACCCTTTATGGTAAAGAAGGAATCATGTGGGTAGAAACTCCAGATGATTGGATTAAACATATTAGATATTGTGTTAAGAACCCTAACTTTGTAAAAGACATGGGTCAGAAAATGAGTGAGTGGGTAAAAGAAGAATACGATCTTTTAAAATGGAACAATGTTAGAAAAGAAGTTTTCAAAAATTTATTAAAATGATAGAAGATATTTTAGAAAAGTTTACTCCTTATTTGCACAATGGTAAACGATTGTACGATGAAGAAGATGTAAAGAAAATGCTGGTATCTGTAATGCAAAAAAGTTGGTATCCTTATAACAGTAATGAACAACATTGTGTAGAACAATACCCAGAAGCAACATGTTAAAAAATGAAAGAAAAAATAGCAATACTCTTACTAAGCTCTGCAGCAAAAAGGCATTTAAAAATTACTAAACATCTACGTTGGTTAATTTCAACAATTCATGATGATTGGGGGAGCCCAAGTAAAGTAAAGAAAGAAAAAGAAATGCTTGAATCAGATGCAGAGAAACATGAAAATGCTGCTAGAAGAATTGAAAAAATAATAAACTTATATAATGCTGATAAACCTCTTTGATGTTGAAGATCGCAAGCTTACCCCAAGCCAAGCATGTTATGCAATACCTTGGCTAGAACGTATAATGAAGCTGTACCCAAAAAACTACATACAGGTATATAAGTACATCTTCTTTACTACTTGCCCTGATGGTACAATCAACCCCTATGTTAATCTGCCTGAAGATGAAAGAGAAGATGTTGTCATGTCTGATTTAGCACCACTTACATTCTCTTTAGAAGATGAGATTGTTATTGATACTTTACAAAGGTGTAAAAAGTTATACGAGACACCAGTACTTAGAACCTTTATAGGTGCCAAAAAAATGCTAGACAAAGTGGGTAGGTTTCTTGATGTAGAAGAGATCACTACAGGTAAAGATGGTAATGCCAGTGAGATAAGAGCTATGCTTAAAGAACTATCTACCTACTGGGAGAACTACAACAAGCTAGAGAATGTTTTGAAGGAAGAGCAAGCTAAGGTAAAGGGTGACAGAGTAATACCATTTCATCAACAAGCCGGATACAAAGAAACTAAAACTTATGAGTAATATGCAGAACAGTATAAGAATTAAGGTAGAGTTACCTTTAGAGCAATACAATGCTTTTATAAAAAATATGGATATTAATAATGTTAAAATTGATTATAACATTTACGATTATCCTGTTATTAATATAAATATTCCAAATCTTCCTAGCATTCATATAGATATAATTAATGTAAAAGTACCACTGCCTACTAATGAAGAAATAACTGCAGAGTTATGTACTCCGGAAGAATGTTTAAGTACAGGTAGAGGATTGTTTAGCACAGATGTCTTAGACCAAATAGTAAAAGAGGATAATTATATTTCTCTTGTGTCAAGTTTGTCAAAGATTATGACAGGTGTAATAGATAATGGTTCTTACAATATACATTTAGGTTTAAAAGCTTTTGAGTTACTGATGCCATTTCTTTTAAAGCAAATAGAGAATGATAGTAATTCAGTTTATTACATCTCAAATGTACCTGAGTTAAAAAATACAAAATTTCTAATAGATGAAACAATAAACCCTGTTCTTGCTATAGTTAAACACAAGGATGTTGAGAAAAAACTATGGGCATCTAAACTTGCAAAAGACTAATTATGAGTAACAAACCAATAGTAACATTTGTAGTCATTACCTATAAGGAACAATGGGAACCGTACATGTTCATAGGTATGCTCAAGTGTATGAAGAACCCTAACTGGAAAGCTATTGTGTGGCATGATGGACCTAATCCTGAAATGAGAGCCATCTTTGAAGCTTTTGGTGATGAAAGGATACAGTACATAGAGAACGAAGAGAACAAGGGTTCCTGGGGCTGCTATAACCGCATAGAGGCATTGAAGATGGTTGACACAGAGTTTGTGGTACAGACAACAATACAAGAGTACTACGTGCCGGTTTTTGTTGACTACATAGAGCAGAACAAGAATAATGACCTGATCTACTGGCCTTGTATACATCACTCATTTGGCTATGGTATCATAAATGCAGAACCAGTAAGAGGCAGAATGGATTGGAGCAACTTTGCACTCAAAGCCCACATTGCAAGAAAAGTAGGAATCAATCATCCAGATGCATACATGGCAGATGGTTTATTTATTGAAGAGGTGATAGCATCAAATTTGGTAAAAAAGAAAATAAGAATTGAAAAAGTACTAAACGTAAAAAACTAATGAAATTTGAACTTTTTTGTCCGGTGTATAATGAAGAATACATGTTACCTTATATGGTTAATTGGTATAAACATAAAGTAGGTGAACACAATATAGTGTTTAATATCTATGACAATGGTTCTACTGATAATACTGTCCAAATAGCAAAAGACTTAGGTTGCAATGTAGGTGTGTTTGAAACTGGGGGACAGGTAAGAGATGACCTATTAATGGACTGGAAAAACTCTATCTGGAAAGACTCTAAAGCTGATTTTGTTATTGTATGTGACTGTGATGAGTTTGTAGATATATGTGTAGAGCAACTTAATGGATATACTCTTCTACCAACTATTGGGTATAATATGGTTGGTATACTTGGAGAAAATCCCGATATTATAGTTGATGGGGTACCATCTGAAGATATGAATAAAGTTTGTGTATTTAATCCTGAAGCAATAAAAAACATAAATTATGTACACGGAGCTCACGTATGTAATCCAAAAGGAGAAATAAAAAAAGCTTCTCCTGTAGGATTATACCATATGAAGTTTATATCTGAACAATATATAGTTGATAAATATAAAAGCAGTCAAAAAAGATTAAGTGATATTAATAAAAAACATGGATGGGGGTTTCAGTATGAGATGGAAGAAGCTGCAATAAGAGTAATGTATGGACACATGGTAAATGCCAAAAAAAGAATAAGATAAAAAAACTATAAAAAGAGAAAATTCAGTTAGGTAATCTTATTAATAAATGTAAACAAGAACTAAGTAAAATATGAAACTAATAAACGGTACCTCTTTTTTTATATCTCTGGAAGATCCTGCAATAAATGCTCATTTTAATGATGCTAAAAATTACACTAAAGAAATATTACACCAATTTGACACAGATTACTATATTCCTTTTTTAGATAAAGAAGATCGGATAGTTTTGGACATTGGTGCTAATATTGGACTATTTACCTTACATGTACTTCCTTTTGTAGAAAAAATATATAGTATTGAACCAACCACTACTCATTTTAATATATTACAAAAGTTGACTGCTTTCTCTGACAAAGTTGTACTTTTTAATAAGGCTTTGTCTAATACAGAAGATGATGTTACTTTTTACATAACAGATAGTAACACTACTATGAACTCTCTGTTACCGACCAGTAATACTTTTATCACTGTAAAAGCATGCACTTTAAAATCTTTAGTGGGGCTAATAGGTGTTACAGTAGATTTTTGCAAAATAGATATAGAGGGTAGTGAAAGCATTGCTTTGACTGAATTAGAAATAGCTTCTGTAGCAGACAGAGTTAAAAAGTTTTTTGTGGAATTTCATGCGGTAAATGGTATAGATTTTGATACTATTAGAAAATCGTTTATACCTATTTTTGAAAAATATGGATACACGGTACAATTATATGCAGCAGATTCTTTATTTTGTAAAAAGCGTTTATGATAATATATTCTTTATGGATAGCCGGAAAGTTATCCCCTCTTAACAATCTTTGTATAAAGTCTTTTCAAGAACAAGGACATGAAATTATTATCTACTCTTTTGATGATAGTATAGATCCTGGTTGTGAGGTAAGAGATGCTGCAAGAATATTACCAAAAGATGAAGTATATTATTATAAGCATCTGGGAGAGAATTTTAAATTTGGAGGTATTGCTGAAAGATTAAAAGCAGAAATGCTTTATAATTTAGGAGGATGGCATGTAGATTTAGATGTAGTCTGTCTAAGTAATTTTCAAGATATAAGTAGTGAGTATGTATTAAGACCTCATTCTACTGGAGTAGTTGGAAATATTATAAAAGCTCCTGCTTTTAGTAAATTAGCAGGTAAATATGTATCATGGACAAGAGAGATAACTTCAGAAAATAGAGATTGGGAAAAAAGTTTTAGAGGCTTAACATTTGCTGTAAATGATTTAGGTCTTCAACAGTATATAGTAGATTCTAGTATTTTTGGAACAGATGATTCTTCATTTTGGATGCCTTTTTTAAATACTACAGATACTATACCTAATGTTGAATGTAAAGCCATACATTTTTGCGGAGCTATGAAATATTATGAAAATTATGTAAAAGGTTCTTTTTATGAACAGTTGTTACAGAAATACAAATTAATATGAGCATTCTATATAGAAACATACCGACAAGAGAAGAAGATGGTAGCTGGGGATATACTCAGTTTGAGACTAAAGAAGAGTTTAGAGAGTTTGTAAAAGGTCTGTTTAAAGTTCCTGGTAAATATGACTTTGATAAGGTAGCAATTGAGGAGTTTAGTAAACATGCCAGAACCTTTATGACAAAAGGTATGTTCTCTGATGCTCCAAGAATGTCAAGAGATTACATAGACTATTGGGATACTGAAAGAGAGAAGTGTAGGAAAGGTGTTATTATAAAAGGTAGCCGGGGCCAGGTATGGTATCTTCCAAGGTTTCTATACCACTGGCTGAACTTTTTACAGATATACAATACAGTACATACAAAATTTGAGTTTCCTGGCCTCAGAGATGTACAATACCACATGGCTCTCTATGAGATATTAGCAGAACTACATGGAATGAATGTTGCTATAGTTAAGAAGAGGCAGATGGCTTCTTCTTATTTTCATATAGCCAAGCTCTACAACAAGTACATCTTTGAGGAAGGTTTTGTTGCTAAGATAGGTGCATCTGATAAGAAGTACATAGATGCTACCAACGGTTGCTGGAAGTTCCTTACCCAGTACCACAACTTTACTAATAAGCATACAGCATGGGCATGTGGTAACTTTCCTGATAAAGTATTCTCATGGCAACAAAAGGTTGAGACCAAAACACCAGATGGTAGAAAAGTAGAGATTGGTACTATGGCAACTATTGCCGGCATCTCTTTTGATAAAGATCCTGTATCTGGTGTAGGTGGTGCCTGTAACGAAATGTTTTATGAAGAAGGTGGTGTTGCACCAACTGCAGATATTACATACGGTTACATGAAATCGGCAATGAGACAAGGTACAGTTGTAACCGGTGTATTTACAATAGCCGGATCAGTAGGTGACCTTTCTCAATGTGAACCTCTTAAAAACTTTATACTTGAACCTGAGAGCAATGGTTTTTATCCAGTAGAAAGTAATCTTTTAGACGATAAAGGCTCTACTGGTACCACAGCCCTTTTCATTCCTGAACAATGGAGTCTAACAGGTGAAGGAGAAACAAACTTTACAGATGAGTTTGGTAACTCTAAAGTAGAAGAAGCTCTTGTATACCTAGACAAAGAGTTTGAGAGGATGAGAAGAACAATGAGCGAGGAGAAATACCAGCTTGAAGTTTCTCAGAGACCAAGAAACATTGCAGAAGCATTTGCAATGAGGTCACTTTCCATTTTTCCAGTACAGCATACAGTTAGTCAACTAAGACGTATTGAAGAAAATGAATACGCAATGGAATACGTTGATCTCATTCGAAACACAAAGAATGAGATAGAAGCAGTCCCATCTAACAGGAGACCTATCAATGAGTTCCCCCTTCCAATGAAAACTGCCGACAAGAAAAGCATTGTTTGTATTCATGAACATCCCATAAAGAATGCACCACACGGTACATACGTATGTGCAATTGACCCAGTAGAGGTTGGTAAGACAACAACTTCTGCATCATTAGCATCTATTGTATTATACAAAATGGATGTCGAAGTTATTAATGAAGAGGTGTTTCACAAAGCTCCAGCTCCAGGTAAAGAAGGTGTAGAACTTGAGTGGGGTCCAATTAGCAAAAAGAAACAAGAACAAGAAAAGACTGATGTAAAAGTTACTAGTCATATAGAAGGTGGAAAGATAGTAGCATTTTGGTGCGGAAGGTTTGATGACCCAAATGAGACCAATGAATACATATCAAGATTGATTGAATATTATAATGCCCGGGCATTGTGTGAAAACAACAAACCTGGCTTTATTAATTACATGCGTTCAAAGAAACGTCAAAAGTATCTGGTATTCAAAGATGAGATGATTTTTGATAAAGAGCTTGATGTTAAACTTAGTGGTAATGAACGCTATGGTATTACAATGACTCCTCGACTTTGGAAAGTTCTTTTGGAATACGCAATCAATTCTTTGTCAGAAGTAATGCATGAAGAAAAAGATCAGGAAGGAAATATTACACATATTCACTATGGTGTAGAAAGAATAACTGACCCAATGATTTTAAAGGAGATGCAAATTTATCAACATGGCATGAATGCTGACCGATTGATTTCTTATGCACTACTTATGGCTTTTGTAAAGATACTTCAGGCTGCAGGTAGAATGAGAAAGAAAATTGAAAGGTCAAATGATAAATTGGAAAATCCATCAAAATTTGTTACATTTAAAGGGGGAGATAGACCGTTATTTCAAAATATTGGTAGGTCCGGTAATGGAAATATGATGAGGGCAAACAGAAACCCATTCAAAAATATTAGATAAGATAAAGATATTATTATATGGCAGTATTAAATAGTATTCAGTTAAAAGCTGGAGCAAAGGTTGAACCACTTTATGGTAAAACACTTGGTGGTATATACCAACCTTACCAGATGTTGCCAATGAAGGAGAAGGATCCACAATGGACGGCACAGTGCATGGACTACATTGAGTGGACTGGTATGAGACAGCTTAAACGAGTTTCGGGCAAGCTGCTCAAAAACTACAAGTTGGCTAACTCACAAATTGAGAAAAGTGATTATATTATAGCAGAGAGTGATTACAGTGAGGTGATTGAACCATTAATCCAAGAAGATGTTTCTGCCCTTGAGTTAAAGTTTTATCCAATTATTCCTACAATTGTTGATGTACTAACTAATGAGTTTTCAAAAAGGTATTCTCGTATCACTTTCGAAATGAGAGATGAACAGAGTGCTAATGAAATGCTTGAGCAAAAATACAAAGATGTTGAAGAAGTTCTTTTACAAAAAGCTACAATAAAGCAACAGTTTGCTTTACAGCAGATGGGAATGGATCCAGAATCAGAGGAAGCTCAACAAATGATGAATCCTCAAACAATTAAAAGTTTACCAGAGATTCAGAAGTTTTATGCAAAAGATTATCGTTCAATGTATGCTGAATGGGCAGAGCACCAAATGGCAGTTGACAATGACAGATTTTCAATGCAAGAATTGGAACGTCAGAATTTTAGAAACTCATTAATTACTGACAGGGAGTACTGGCATTTTGTAATGGGAGAAGATGACTATGTTGTAGAAACATGGAATCCTACCCAAGTATTTTATCGTAAATCTCCCAATGTCAGATACATATCAGATGCTGCATGGGTTGGTATGATTACTTTGATGACAGTACCAGAGGTGATTGATAAGTACGGTTGGATGATGAGTCAGGATCAAATGGAGACACTGAACTCACTTTATCCTGTACGAGGTGCAATGTACACTCAGACTGGTCTGGGTAATGAGAGTGGTGCTTTCTACGATCCTACTATGTCTTATGAATGGAATACTCAGGGCCCGGGTGTGGGCATGAGACAGTTTATGAGTGCATACAATACCCATAAAAGCAATGGTGATATTATACGTTGGATACTTGATGAGAATGAGGATCTTCAGGATACTGACTCAGCATACCTTGTAAGGGTAGCTACTATTTATTGGAAGACACAAAGAATGATGGGTCATCTTACTAAAATAGATGAGACAGGTAATGTAATACAGGAAATTGTAGATGAGAGTTATAAAACAACCGATAAACCATTGTATAACACAGTGGTGTTTAAAGAGAAGAGCAAGGATAACCTGATTTTTGGTGAGCACATAGATTGGTTCTGGATGAATGAATCGTGGGGTGGTTACAAAATAGGTCCAAACATTCCTGGTTTTATTGGTATGAATAACCCTTCTGGTTTTGCACCAATGTACGTTGGTATGACTGGTGGTATTCCAGGCAGGATCAAATATCAGTTTAAAGGAACAAAAACTACTTGGGGCTGTAAGTTGCCAGTAGAAGGTAGAATTTTTAATGACTACAACACTCAAAGTAAATCACTAGTAGACCGACTAAAACCGTATCAGGTAGGTTACAACATGGTACTGAACCAGATACAGGATATCCAAATAGATGAGCTGGGTACCATTATTGTATTTGACCAAAGGACACTTCCAAAGAACTCAATGGGTGAAGATTGGGGTGAGAACAATATCCAGAAAGCATATCTGGCAGCTAAGAACTTCTCAATGATTCCAATAGATACGTCTATTCTGAATACAGAAACTGCTATACAGCAGATGCCTTTCCAGAAAATAGATATGAGTCAGCATGAGAGAATTATGTCTAAGATTAGACAAGCTCAGTGGATTAAGGAAGAAGCATTGTCGTCTATTGGTTTGAATCCTCAACGTATGGGCACACCAATTGAGCAAACACAAACTGCTACTGGCATAGAGCAAGCTATTGCTGCATCATATGCTCAAACAGAACAGTACTTTATTCAACACTCAGATGAATTAATGCCACGAGTTCATCAGATGAGAACTGACTTAGCACAGTTCTATCAATCAACAAATCCTTCTATACGTCTGCAATATGTTACTAAAGAAGATGAGAAGGTAATGTTTATGCTTAATGGAGAAGAATTAATTGGTAGAGATATTAATGTTACCTGTCATACAAGAGTTGGTATGCGTAATATCCTTGAGAACATTAAGCAGATGATGCTTAAAGATAATACTACAGGTAGCACTCTTTGGGACAGAATCAGAACCATCAAAGCTGATGATATGGTTGATCTTGAGAATGGTTTAAAAGCAATGGAAAACCGTTACGAAAAAGAGCAAGCAGAAAAATCACAACAGGAACAGCAAGCACAGCAAGCTGAACAAGAGCATCAGGCACAAATGCAACAACAAGCACAACAGTATGAAGCTGAACAAAAACAACTGGACAGAGATGCTCGTATACAAGAAGCACAAATTAGAGCTGCTGGTTTTTCAGGTGCAGTGGATATTGATGACAATAAACAAAATGATTATATGGATAATCTAAAGTTTATACAAGGTCAATCAGAACATTCAGATAAAATGAATCTTGAAAAAGATAAGTATCTGGTTAACACCAGATTAAAAGAAAACGAACAACAAATACAACTTAGAAAACTTGAGGAACAGGCAAAACGTACTAATGCAATGACCCAAGTTGCTAAGATTAACAACAAAGTTAAAGAGAAAAACAAGAAATAGCTAAGAGTGCCTTTTTCTAAACATAGAATGTTTTTTCTTTGCCTTAATGGTGTATATTAATAATGAACCAACAAACAAATATAAATGCAAACAGTAGTAACTAATGAGACTGTAGATCTCGATAAGTTGTTTCCGGGTATAGATACATCAGATGTACTTACATCCAAAGTGCCAAATATCCTGAGTAATGATACTGACATGTCATTTTTAGATAAACCAGCTTTAACAAAAGAAAATGAATCTAATACAGATTCAAATTCTGAAAATGAAACTGCTAAAGTAAAACCAATTGTCAATGAAACAGAAGCTAACAAGATTCTGGATTTGATAGGCAAAGAAGATGATGAAGATGAGGATGGTCAGGGTTATACAAATGCAGGTACAGGAAGACCAAAATCAGATAAGAATGCTTTGGCAGGATATCTGAAACAAAAAATAGAGGCAGGTGATTTTTCTGCTTTTGAAGATTGGGATGAAAAGAAACAAACTCTTGATGAGTATCTTTCAAAACAACCTGAGAAAGTATTACATCAAATGCTTGATGCAAACTGGGAGTCTAAGGAGAGAGATCTTCTTGAGCGTACTCCAAAAGAGTTCTTTGAAGCGTTACCTGAAGAGTTGCAATATGCTGCAAGGTATGCAATGGAAGGTGGACAGGATATGAAAAGTCTGTTTGCTGCACTTGCCCGGGTTGAACAGGTAAGAGAGTTAGATCCTGAAGATGAAGATGGTCAAGTTATTATAGCCAGAAATTATCTACAGGCAACAAACTTTGGTACATCTGATGAGATTGAGGATGAAATATCTAACTGGAAAGAAAACAATCGTCTTGAGAAAAAAGCTAAAGACTTTAAACCAAAGTTAGATCTAATGCAGAAACAGCAGGTTGAATATCAACTTGCACAACAAGCAGAGTTTAACAATCAACAAAGACAAGCTGCTCAGACGTATGTAGCAAATGTTGGACAAGCTCTTCAAAAAGGTGACTTAAATGGTTTGAAGCTTGATAGAAAAACACAAGCTATGTTGTATGAAGGTTTAACCAATGTTGCCTACCCAAGTGCATCGGGCAAAGCAACAAACCTTTTGGGACATATGTTAGACCGTATCCAGTATGTTGAACCAAACTTTGAATTACTTGCAGAAGTAACTTATATGCTAAGTGATCCGGAAGGATATAGAAACAGTATAAGACAACAAGGTAAAAATGTTGCAGTGAATGAAACAGTAAAAAAGTTAAAAACAGAACAGTTACAAAACAATGGTACTTATAGTGTTGATGATGTTGAGGAAAATAAATCAACTAAGAAAAAACTCTTTAAGCCAAAAAACATGTTTGAGAAGTAAACAATTTTCGTAAACAATAAACAATAAATAAACAGCAATGGCTACTCCAGTTTTAAACAATGGTATCGCACTTCGTGATAACGTGTATGAGATAGGTTCAAATTATGATTCCTATCACCTGTACAATATGATGAAGGATGCGAAACCTACCGATCTAGGTCCCATCGAATTTTGGGCAAACACACAGGTTGCACAGATGCCCCTGTACGCATTCTCTAATTTTGGTAAAGGTAATACCATTGATGTAGATGATCCTCGTGGTCGTTATACATGGCAGACACCAGTTGCCAATGACCTTCCTCAGATCACTCGTGATATTGATCCTTCTGATGGCAAGAAAGGTATTGCAGAGAAATCATTCCGTATTGTATTAAACCGTAGGGAATATGGTCATACTGCAGTTCTGACTTTTGATAAATACCGTGGTTTGGAGTTTCGTGTAACGGAAGACCCAATCATCTCTATGGGTAACAACGAGTTTGTTTACACATGTAAACTGATTAACAACAACACTGCTGCTTACCTTGATAACAAATACCTTGTTCCTGGTACCAAAGTATTCCGTGTAACTTCAGGTCGTGGTGAATATGGTGAGCGTTGGGATGACGTTGTTTCTCGTGCTGGCTACAGGGAGTTTTATAACATCCTTGGTAATGCAGAAGCGAATGCTTCTTACCACATTACTCAGAGAGCTGATGCTATGATGAGAAATGGTCAGAACACAGGTGGTATTCCTGTAACTGAGATATGGAAAGTTAACGATCCATCTCTTCGTGCTGATCCATCACTTCGTACTTTGGAAGACATCTCAACACGTCTGGGCCAAGTAGGTATGTTGAAAGCAATGAAAGAAGGTCAGATTAGCAAAGCGTTTATCACTGAGATAGAGCGTCAAGCAATCAAAAAAGTAACAACAGACCTTGAGACTTACTTGATGTGGGGTAAAGGTGGTCGTGTTCAGCAGGATGGTCCAGATGATCTGAGATTCTCTACAGGTCTGTGGATACAGTCTGACAACGGTTACAAGAAAGTGTACAACATTGGTACTTTCAGTACTGACATGTTCAACTCTGAAATTTACAACTACTACATTGGTAAAGTAAACTTTGAGGGTCCTGATCCTAAGCGTAAGCTGATAGTTCAGACTGGTCTTGCAGGTATGCAGCAGATGAACAAAGCTATTCAGCAGTTTGCTATCAACTCTGGTCTGGTACAGAATGCACACGAACTTGGTGCTATCAAAGGTGAAGCTCTTGACCTTGATTTTGGTTATGCGTTCACTTCATACACTATACCATTCTTAGCAAACCTGAAGTTTGTTATTAACCCTGCGTTTGATAATGTAGAAGCTAACGAGATTGAGAATCCAATCATCAATGGTTTCCGTCTGTCTTCATACTCTTACATCATCTTTGACGTAACAGATCGTGGTACAGATAACATCAAAATGCTTCGTGACAAACATGACCACGAGTTCCATTGGATGTATCAAAATGGTACAGCGGATTACATGGGCCGTACAAAAGGCTTCCAGTCTTCAAGTGACTTCAATGGTTACAAAGTGAAGATGTTCCAAAAGCAAGGTGCTTTGGTTGTAATGGATCCTACAAGGTTGCTGAAGATAGTTGCCAAGAATCCTATAACAGGGTATTCACTTTAATGCAACCAGTTACAGAATATATACAAGATGGTGTGGTTTTCGAATCACACCATTTTTGTTTTATAATATTTTGAAAAGTCGTACATTTGTCGTACATTTAAAATGAACCAACAAAAAAAGCAAAATGAATATTAAAGTAGGAAGCAGGGTTAGTATTAAACCTTACATTAGTGGATTACCAAATGCAGGGCTTGAAAAGTATGATATGGTTGTAGCAGACGGTGCACAACATAAGGAACTTTTAGGTCTTGTAGAACGTAATGGTATTAAGTGTTATTTGACTGGTCTTAATGAACTGGCACCTGAAGTACAGAACATTAGAGATGTAGAAAAGAAAGAAGCAACTATCAGAGACATTAGAAAAACTGTGGTGTTTCTTGAAAACTCATTAGCAGGTAACTTTAGCCTTACTGAAAAAGATATTGATGAGTATGATGAGAAAGGAAAACCTACTGGTAAACTTTCCCCTATATTCTGGAGTAAGGTAACAATGTTTATCTCTCAGACTCCTGATAAGTTTGATGACAAAAAGAATCGTATTCCTACCTATTGGGATGGAGTTGAAATTAAGTGTTCAAACAGTACAACATACCTTGACCCAAAGAATGCACATGACCTTATATTGATACATGCTATCCAAGCCGGTGGATTTCTTTGTGTTGCACCATCTATGGAAGCAGCACGAAATGCAGTAGAACCACCAAAGTGGTACTTGGATAAAGAAGAGGAGACAGCAGGTATCAAAACTGAAGTTAAGAAACTTCGTAACCAAGCTGGTGCAGAACTGCAAAAACTTTATGACAAAGATCAAACTAAGATGTTCTATGTTACTAAACTTTGTGCAGTAAACTCTTTGAGTTACAGAAAGTCTACTCCAAATGACATTATGTATGATGATTGTGATAAATACATTAATGGTGAAACAGTAGACAAGAATAAAAAACTTACTGCTGAAAAGTTTATTGAATATTGCAAACAACCATTGGCACAGTTACGTGTTCAGGCAATTGTCAAAGATTCTACTGAAATGCAACTGTTGACTTACAAAACAGACGGTCAGCTGTATTATAATGCTACTGGTACACCAATGGGAAAGAGTGTTAATGATGTAGTGAAGTTTTTGGAAAATCCTCTAAACAATGATGTTCTTAGTAGTATTACAGATACTGTTGAAGAGGAATGGGTAAAGTAATCTCTAAAATCAACATAAAATGGCAAAAGGAAAAAAGCCAGCACCAATGCCGGCACCGAAACCAAAAAAAGGAAAAATGTGTTAACCGATGACCAACGAGTTATTACAGGTAAAATTTCAACAGCGGCTTAATAAACTATCATCTAGCGATTATGGGAACATAGAATGCTGGATGATAGCTGAAGCCTTTAACAAAGGCATGGATGCTTGGGTATCCAGGCAGTTGCAAGGTATTAATCAAACCAAGAGTACTGCAGAAGGATCTATTAGGAGTATAGACAAGCTCCAAGTAATTTTGAAACAATCTCCTCTTGCAATGGTTGATCAGGGTATTTATTGGGATGTAGATCTTCCAACTGATTATCTTGAATGGTCAAGGATAAGTGCAGATGCTCAAGCAGGAGATTGTTGTCCTCCAAGAAGACTCAAGATATTTCTTGGTGAAGAGGCCGATATGGACATGGTACTCTTAGATAAAAACAGACAACCTTCTTATGACTGGGGAGAGACAGTTGCCACAGTAATGGGTAAGAAGTTTAAAATCTATACAAACAAGTGTTTTGATATTGTCAATTCTACCATTACCTATTACAGAAAATCAATTCACATAAAGATAGAAGGATGTACTGATCCTGATACAGGATTGATTGTACCTCCCGGAGATGGGATAGAATGTGAATTTCCAGATAACATAATAGAGATTCTTATTGATGAAGGTGCAGCAATTCTCGCAGATGATATGGACAACTATACAAAACAACAAAACTTAAATATGAATGCCGAACGCAATAACTAACATAGCAGGTATTTATAAAATTACAAATCTTGTAAATGGTAAGTTTTATATTGGTAGTACGTGTAATTTAAAAAGACGTAAGGGGAATCATTTTGCAGAACTGAATAGAAATAAACACTGTAATATTAAGTTGCAGAATGCATGGAATAAATACGGAGAAAAGGCATTTTACTTTGAAATTATATCTACCTGTCCGAAGGAATATCTTTTAAAATTAGAGTATTGGTTCATAAAAACATTATCTCCTTTTTATAATATTATTCAAGTACAGGAAGATTACAAAATAAAGATTAAATCTTTACATAAAAATAAGTTTAGAGAGTCTGTAAATCCAAGGGGATCAATACCCATATCTGTTTTTGATATAAACAATAATTTAATTGCTAATTTTGTATGTCTTTTAAGATGTGCAGAGTTTTTAAATACTCCAGTTTCGGGTATAAGTAAATGTCTTAAAAAAGGAAGACCTTTAAACAATAAATATATTTTTAAATATACCAAGAAAGATAATATTGAATATATAGATAATCGATTAACAAGAGCAAAACTCTTTACAAAAGAAGGTCAGTTCTTAGGATTATTTGATACTTATGAACAGTTAGCAAAACATTTAAGTGTAAGTAAGGATACAGTTTATAGAACTATTAATAAAAAGACTACATTTTTATCGGCCAAATATCTTATATTTAAAGAGAAAGATAAAATGCAAGTACTGAATCAAAGTGCAGAACGTAACAATTAATGACACCATAGTAAAATTTTAATAAATGTCTTTACCAGTACTAAACCGACTAGGTTTTTGGTATGCAACTACTAACACACCATCTCTTGTAGATGGTGTTGGTACTTTAGGGGACTGCTATCAAATAGTAACTACTAATTTAACAGCAGATCCTCCTGCTGGTTACTTTATGTTCAATAGGGACTTGGGTAGTGGTGTAAAGACATGGATATCAACTCTTTACGTTTATTATGATGGTGCTGAATGGCAGATGATTGGTGGTGTTAGTGGAGGTGGTTCCGGCACTGTTACCCAAGTAAATACTGCAGGTCTCATCTCAGGTGGACCAATAACAACTACTGGTACTATATCTACTTCTATGAATACCAATAAACTGGTAGGTAGAAGTACTGCTGGCACAGGTGTTATGGAGGAGATTATAGTAGGTTCTGGACTTACTCTTACAGGAGGTACGCTTAATAATACAGCTACACCATCACCACTTGGTTACTATGGTGCATGGCAGGATAATATTACTCAAACTGCAGCAGCAAGTAATGTTGGTTATCCTATGAAGTTTAGGATAGCAGATATTACTCCTAATGGAATATCTATTGTCAGCGATACTAGGATAACTTTTGCAAACACTGGTATTTACAACATACAGTTTTCTTCCCAGTTTCAAAATACAGATAATACACACCATGATGTAACTATTTGGTTGAGATTAAATGGTTCTGATGTTACAGGTTCTTCGGGTTTAGTATCTGTTCCTGCAAGAAAATCAGCAAGTGCAGGTGATCAAGGTCACACTATAACAAGTTGGAATTATTTACTAAGTGTTGTAGGTGGTCAGTATTATGAAATTGTGTGGAGTACTGAAGATCATACACATGTTACTATGCAGTTCTATGCTGCAGGTAGTCCACCACCATCAGCAGCTTCTGTTATTCTTAGTGTTACACAACAGTCAGGCATTATGGCTGGCACTGGTATAACTGCAATAAACAGTCTTACAGGTGCTGTTCAAACAATGGTACCCGGTACAACAGGAACTGATTTTGCAATATCTTCTAGTGGTACTGCTCATACATTTAACTTACCAACAGCATCTGCTACAAACAGAGGAGCTTTATCTTCTGCTGATTGGAGCACTTTTAGTGCCAAAGTACCAGCAGGTTCTGTTACAACTTCTGGTCTTACTCAGACTACTAATAAACTTCTAGGTAGAGGAACAGCAGCTACTGGGGCTATTGAAGAAATAACACTAGGTACCAATCTTAATCTATCAGGAACAACATTAAATGCTGCAAATCCTCCTGGAGGATCTACTACCCAAGTACAGTATAATAATGCTGGTTCTTTTGGTGGTGCTGCTAATGTTACTATAGATACAGATGGTAGACTCATATTTCCTGCCGTTAGTGCCCTTCCTACAATATCTACTGGTGGTAAACTATATGGTGATACATCATCAGGATTACCCCAAGCTAGATGGTTGCCTAATCTAGGAATAGATGCACCACTACAAAGGAAACTAGGATATGGTACTATAGGTTCTATAACTCCTTCAGCTGTCAGTACTCTTTTTGCAGAGGGACATTTTTCAGGAGCATCTATTCAGACTAACCCTGTCAGTACCGGTAGTAATAACAGTGGTAAAACACACAGCAGTACTAGTGTGTTGTCATGCAAGACTAGATATGTAATAGCTAGTGCAGCTGCAATAAACTCTACTGCTCTTGTAAGAATGGGTAACTCTCAGGCCAGTGGTCTAATAATGAATGACAGTGTATATGGTGGTGGCACATTGCTAACAATAGTGGTAGGTTTTCCTGCATATGCATCTACAGAGAGAGTGTTTCAAGGATACCAAACATCTAACTCTGCTATTGCTAATAACGTAGATATATCTACTCTAACCAACATGTTTGGTATAGGAAAAGATACTGGAGATACTAATTTACAATGGATGCACAATGATGGTTCTGGTACTGCTACCAAAGTAGACACAGGTATAGCTATCAGCACTAATAATGTATATACTATAGAGCTGTTTGTACCTTCCAACAGTACTGCTATGTACGGAGCACTATATGAGATGACTAAAACTACTAATGCTTTAATCAGTACAATCACAGCTAGTACTAACATACCAGCTGTAGGTACTAGGTTGTTTTTCCAGCAGTTTATATCAACAGCAGCAGGCACTGCTTCCATATCTTTGGCTATTATAACAACAGTAGAAGAAAACTATTAATCATGACAAAAGCAATACAAGAAAAGGTAATAGACGGACAAACAGCTACATCTATACAGATATGGCAGACATTTAACAGTATGGAAACAGACCCTGAGATAGGTGGTTATGCACTCATTCAGTACACTATACTCAACAGCACAGGCAGCTGTATAACTACTGGTTATATTAGAATAGATGGAGACAGTTATTACTCATGGAATGGGAACTATGAATATGCAGCTGATTACATAGCAACAGAGCTAGAATTGTTTTTTTTATTAGACTAAAAAGCTTATCTTAATCATATGGGAAGCACAGGCAGAACTCCAAATGTATATGGTATACCGGCCACTTTAAACTGGTGTGTTGAAGCAATTGCACAACTAAAAGGACAGGTGTGGGGTATTGTTCAGAATGGTAGTGGAGGTACTCAAAATCTTACTTCTGTTCTTTTAGAAGGTAATAGTGCTAACAACAATATTAACCTAACAGATGGAGGAGCACAACTAGCAATCCATAGCCCATCTGGTTTTGTAGTTACTTATGGTGATATTGATGGTACTGCAAGTATTAACTATTTAGCAGATAGTATTGTATCTTCAACTAACGAAGGTACAAGATATACTACTTTAGAGTTTGATCAAACTACTCCAGGGGGAGTAAACATTATCACATTTCCTGATGACAGTGGTGACGTTCTTTTAGATAGTCAACTAGGAGTAGCAAACGGTATTGCTACTCTAGGTGGAGACGGTATAGTACCTCTTAGTCAGTTGCCTTTTGGGTCTGCTCTTATTAATAAAGGGGCTTGGAATGCATCTACTAATACTCCAACACTAATAGATGGGACAGGTACCAATGGGGATTTTTATGTGGTTTCTGTAGGAGCTACAAGAGATCTTGGTTCCGGTAACATTGACTTTGTAGCTGGTAATGGCGTGTTATATAATGGGTCTGTTTGGCAACAAATAGGAGCTGTAATGACAGCTACTATTACGTCAGTATCTTCTGCTAATGTAGCTAGATTGTCAGTTGTTGCTGGAACAGGTCCTAATCCTACCTTAGACGTTGTGTCTGCTCCTAAATTACAAACTGCTAGAAACATTAATAATATTGCCTTTGATGGTACTGCTAGTATTCTTCTTAATAGTACGTACAATAATCAAACAGGTACTACATATACTTTTGTATTAACAGACAATCAAAAGATTGTAACAGCTACTAATGCGTCTCCCCAAACATATACGGTACCTCCTAATACTGGAGCAGGTTCTGTTGCTTTTCCTATAGGTACTAGAATAGATGTTATACAGCTAGGGGACGGTAAAGTTACTATAGCAGGACCCGGTGTTACTATAAATTCTTATCTTGGATATAAAGCAATAGCTGCAAAATATGTAGGAGTAACTTTATTAAAAACAGATACTAATACTTGGGTACTAATAGGTAATTTAATAGCATAGTATGTTAATAACACTTGGTATATTATCGGCAGCTGGTTCATCAAGAGTATATGCTACACTAGATCCAGTAAGACATAGTTCTAATGTAACTACATCAGACGGAAACTTAACTGGCTCTAACCCAGGAAATGCTGCTGGTGTTGGTATAGCTACTATAGGAAAAAACAGTGGAAAATGGTATTGGGAAGCAGTAGTAAACAATTCCACTATTGGTACTTATGGAAAGATTGGAGTAACTAACGTGCTTATGATACCACCTTACGATAAACCATCTGGACTAGGTGCTGGCGGTACTAATGGCACTGGTGGAGTAGGGTATTGGGGAACAACAGCAACTGATGGACAGACTAAGGTAGGTGCTAACTTTGCTGGCTCACTTGTTCAATTGCCGGGTAATGGTGGAATAATTGTAAATGGAGACATATTATCTGTAGCATTAGATGCAGGTAATAATCAGGTTACGTTTTATCGTAATGGTGTGTTAGCTGTCTCTCTTAATCTGTTACCTATTAGTAGAACCTGGTATCCAGCATTTGCTTCTACATCTGCTCCTACCTCAGTAACATTTAACTTTGGTCAGAATGCGTGGAGTACAAATCCAGCAGTAGAAAGTACTAGAAATGACTTGTTTACACTTTATGGTTATAATGAAGGTTTATACTAAAACAACATACACACTAAAATGAAAATAGATATTACTAAAGCATTTTTAACCACTATCTCGATATTTATTGCATTTCTTGGGTGGTTTGGAAAAATTACTTATGACAAATTGACCAAAATTGAGAATGATGTACAGACATTATTAATTGCTACCGGCATTGATAGAAATGAAATACAGAACATTAAAGATAGATTAAATAGCTCAGGGCCTAAAAAGCCAATAAGTTACCATCATTATCATAGTGAATTTGTATTACCTGAGAATAACATTCAAAAGAGGAAAAAACTTATTGAGAAAGTATGAACAGTAAAATAGCTTTGGTATCATTAATAGCTGTAATTACAATTGTCATTTTTGGTAACTATATTGTTTTCCGTAAAGGAGTAAATCACTTTGATGGTATCACAGCCAAACAACTAACGGATAGTTTAAGAGCTCACAATAAACTAAGAGAACAACAACTATCAGTATTAAAAGACAAATACAAACAAGACTCTGTAAGAATAAACAGTATTCAAAATCAGATAAATAAAGTACCAGATCTTGTAAAAGAAATAAGCAAAAGCTATGATAAAAAAAGGAACCACATTAATTCTCTTTCTGCTGATGAGCAAGTTAGCTATATGTCAGATTGGTTATCCAAAGATACTAGTATTAGAGAATGACACTGTTGTAGCAATAACAAAAATGCAGATGAAGAAGATCAACAATCTTTATCTACATAACAACGAGTGCAAAGAAACAAACCAGCTTTTAATTAGTACTATAGATAGTTGTAAAGTAACATTTGCAATCTATGATACCATAGTGTCTAATCTTAAAGATCAAGTACAGATATACAAACACGGAGCAGCAGAAAGCAATAAAGTTATTACTGAAATAATAGAACTAGATAAGAAAAAGAACAAAAGAATTAACAGCCTTAGCTCTCAAAACAAACTCCTCAAAGCCAGTACAATAATAGTTCTTATTAGTGCAGTAATCTTTGCAGTTATTTAGGTATTTATGATAAAAATAAATATCTCAAAATAATTTGCTGAAGAATAAAAAAAGTGTATATTATATATGAGAGGGGAAGATACTCTCTCCATTCAAGTTACTTGGGTGTCACAAAATAACTTTTTTAAACAATGATTTTTCCGTATTCATTTAGACGAGCCTACTTAGGCAACACTACTGGACCTAGCTCTAGTCCCACTTTGGTGACTGCTACTGCAGGACAACTAACAGAAGATCTTTCATCAGGTCAAACAGGTTTCTGTACTGCACCTAACGGTATTGAGGGCAATATGATTTCAGGAGGTACAAGTACTACTCTGAAAATGGTAGTTGGTAGCTGGCACACTGTTGACCAGATTGCACCATTCTATGGTGGTCTTCAAGCACCTTACTACAGTAAGGCAATTGACCCACGTAGAGTAACAAGGTTCATTCACTCAAAAGCAGCAGAGGCTAAACAGCAAATTATTGTTGCTGGTTGGGATTTGAGCTCTGCATCAACAGTAGGTCCAAAGTTCTACTGTGGTGAATCTTACTTGCTTCGTTTGGACATGATCGGCTCTCCGGCTCTTCGTCTTTTGAATCACCAATTATATGTAACTCTACCTTCTTTTGGTGGTTGTTGCGGTAATGATTGTTCTTCTGCTTGTACATCTACTGCAGTTGATGCTGCATGTATTATGCTTCAGTGGAATGACTTTATGAGATATGGTACTTACAATCCTGGTATAGGTGCTCCTGATTTCCAAGCTCCATCAGGTCAGATACCATATCTGAAGCAGTTCTTCCTACCAGCAGTATATGTACAAAATGGAGCAACTGCTGATCGAGTATATAGTCAACTTGACTGTGAAGCAGCCCTTGCAGGTAAATACGGTACTGCTGCTGAAAATAATACAGTAAGACTTTGGTATATTGCAAATGGTGAACAAGGTTATCAATGTAATACTGCAAACCCAGAATCTGTAGTAGCAGGTTTCCAGCTTACTGGTGCTTACTATCAGACAAACTACAACAACTGTACATTTACTCCATCAGATTACTTTGAGATAGAGCCTATCTTCTGTAAAGTGTCTTTGATGACTGGTAACTTCTCTGGTGTAAACAACTTCTCTCCATGTGGTTGGGATACAACAATCAACACATCGGTACCTAACATGGTTACGGAACTTCAAGCTCCTGTATATCCTAAAGGTCTTGGTGAGCAGGTTGTCCGTGAAATCATACAGTCTGAAAGATACCGTCAGGATCACTTTGCCGATAGCATCTTTGTAGATAGCTACCGTATGAGGGAGATAGAAAACCAGGATTGGATACTGAATAATGTAAACCGTCAGGGTTACTATGACAGTGTTGCAATTGTGTACAATATCTTCAGACCTCAGAACAGTCAGAGTGTACATGACAATGATGAATACACTGAAATTCTTTATGTGCCAACTAATACAGATGTAAGTGCATTTACAAATGTTCTTACTCAGTCATTGGTTGCAGTAGGTAGTCCAGTAACACTGGAAACAACTGCAGGTAACGGTTCAGGTATATAATTAAGAATAATTAATCATCGAGAGGGGAAGGGTAAGAAATGAGACCCCTTCCTCTCTCTTTATTTGCAACTGATGGGAAAGCACATATTACAACTTAATTTTCCAGATAGCACTAATGAGGGAGTATTTCTTATAGATGACATATCAATTTATGACAACACTCTTTTAGGAATATCTTCTGCAATATCTGGTTCAACAACACCTCCTTGTTCTGGGGTTATAATCCCATGTGCTAATTTACAAATTACTCCTCCCGGTTTCTATACTCCTACATTAATAAGTGTTGCTTATGGGAACTTTAGGCTTGTATTCAATGCTTGTACTTTGGGCATTACAGGTTCTATAAATTGTGTATCAAGTTGTCCTGCTATACCGGATGGTTTGTACAATGTTCGATACTCAGTGGCACCGAATGATAAAGTATTTGTAGAGTACAAGATTCTCAGGATTACTCAGGCAATGAATAGGTATTATAACTTACTTTGTAGAATAGGGTTAACAAATTGTCTACCGAGCCAAGAGTTGCAATATCAGATTAACAATCTCCAAACAATCAATACATACCTTACTGCTGCCAAAGTAATGGTAGAGAATGAACATCAGTTTACTGATGGAATGAACCTTTATCGTTTTGCAGTAGAGTTAATGGATAAAATGAGTTTTGAACCAAACAATTGTTAATAGTTATGAAGAACCAACAAAAACAGTTTATGATTCCCCAAAATGCAACACATTGTCCTAGCTGTGGAAGATGTTTTTGCGGTGTAGCCAAAACAAGTACATCTGATGGCAAACCAATTTGTGTTAATTGCAAACCAGCATACGAAGCTAAGATAGCAAAACAACAACAATAAGATGAACTACAAAGATGGAATAAAAAGAATCAATAAAGATTATGCTAACACAACTTATGCTACCTATTTAAAACAACAGTGGGGCATCAAAGTTGGCTATAACATAGTTAATCCTGATACTATGTACATGAGAAAGAAACTAGCTGACTGGCAGTTATCTTACGATTGTGCTGATGATCTTTGTAGTAAATCAAGAGTACAACCAATAGTTATAAAAAGTACAGCAGGTAGTTATCCTACAGGTACATGTGATATACTTAATCCACCTTTACATGCTAATTGTAATAATTGGTGGCGTGACTGGCCAAGAAATGTAAGAGAGATTTTAATAAATAGTTTTACTAGGTAGTATTTTCCAAGATAATTTTGTATATTTAAGATAAGATGGCAGATCCAATAAAAAGTAATTTATTATCAAACACTTGCGGAGAACTTACAAGTTCTAATTGTGTTACTTGGGCTGGTCCAAATCTTGTTGGTCTGAGTCTATGTAGAGGTGCAACTTTAACTGATGTTATTTATGCTTTAAATAACAGCTGTTGTAATCAAGGTTTGTCACCTTGTTATACTGGAGAATGGGTCAGCCTAGTACCTACTATACCCCCTTCTGGTACAGCTGGTTCTACTACATGGACACTCAGTAACTTTGGTATATCACAAGAGTTTTCTTTATCTGTTAATACAGAAGACGTACCAGGATATAGATGGACTAAAGACGGTAACATACAATTAAGAGGAACATCTGATTTTACCTTTGTCAGTTTTGTTGGTACCGAGGTATTTTCTATTCCATTAGGAACTGTTTCAACTACTTGCCTACCAGCTGGTATGAAGGCTCAATCACATCTCATATCAGCAGATCTTGTAGATGCTGACCAACGGTTTGTAATATTTTGTAAAAGCTATATACGTATTACTAGTTCTGGTACACTAGAATTATTAGTATCTATTCGTTCACTAGCTCCTTTTACTGGTAGATACGTACTAGGATTAGGAGGCGTAACATTTAATCTATAATATATGCCACAGCTTCAACCATATGTATCAAATACTCCCTTAGTAGTAGCTAAGAATTTAAGATTCTTAGTTGCTGGCATTCCTATTACTGAAATGCTACCTATAGGTATGGTAGGTACTGTGGTAAATGATAATCCTGAGACCGGTTACATCTCAAGAATAGGTGCCACACTAAGTGATCAAATTGACCTGTACAACAATGTTGAGCTTACTTTAAATCAGTACCTTATTGATATTAACAGTTTGGATACTAGAGTAACTGATCTTGAGATATCTGGCACTACTGTTCCTTCTGTAAATGGTCAATGTTACAATGGTAACTCTGCTATACTGGTAACAGATATGGTTGACTTGCTTACTTCTGACATGTGTCAATACAAACCTGTTCTTGGTACACCAAGTGAGCTTACATCGGCATTGGGTACTTATGCACCTGGTACAACAAATCTTTTATCTGCATTTAGTCAGAATAGCACTTTGTCTGGTTTAAATGGATGGTTATCAACATTAACTCCTACCATAGCAGATGCTTTTAATAATATCTGGCTAGCATACTTTGATACAAGGGGTGCTATAGAGACTGTACTTGAAGCAGTTACACCAAATTGCTCTCAGGTTATTGTTGATTTTCAATCTGTATACAGTTCAACTGCAGGTGGTTTCAATTTGTTTTTTAGTGGCTATTCTTTTATTCCTTCTGGTTATCAAGATGGTGGAAGTACTGTTACAATAACAGATGACCAAAGTGGTATACTTTTTACCGGTTTCAATATAGTAAACCAGGCAGCTAATGTAAATCCTCTTTTTCTTCCAATTTCAGGATCTACACTATCACCAACATCTGCTTTTTATACAGTTAGTATAACATCAAATGTTGCCAATGCTACTATAGGTACAATTTGTGTAAAGACAGTTATTCATACAAGTTCTCTTGAAGGAGGTGCTGGTTCTATCTATAACATAGGTAACTACACAGCTGCTATATCAGGAAGTACTGCAACAATAGTTTCTGGTTTAACATATGGACCTAGTTTTGTACAGATAACACCTAAGGATAATCAAACAGCAACAGAATTAATAAACGGTTACTACTTGAGTTATACAAATGACGGTGCAACACTTATATTGTTGACACCTGCTGTAACAACACTCAACATTGATTGGATAGCTTATAAATAAATAACATGTGTAATTGTACTTCATCACCAGCTAATATATGCAATCAATGTGCACAAGGAAACACATGTGGTTGCCCTCCTGATTATACTGTAATGCCATTACCTGTAGCATGTGGATGCTGCCCTACTGGATTTGTTTATATTCCTGCTACCCCTAATACCGCTGCAACATGTAGAGATATAGATGGTAAAACAACACTTCCCATACCTTGCCCAAGTTGTGAGGAAACATTATCTTCAAACTGTGTAATAGTACCTCCAGTAACTTGTATTAATTTTATAGGAGGATCAGTTACAGATCTTAGTAATCATCTTTGTAGTGAGGCATTTATAACTAGTCTATTAGTAAAAATAAATAACAGTTCAGCATTAGCAACAGCATTTTGTCGATTAGTAAATGCATGTCCTGCTACACCAGTAGGTAGTACACCAATAATAGGACCTATAATTTCTTCTTTCCCATAAACGATAAAACATGGCAACTTTTAATATACCAATAGTATGTCCAGATAGAACTGGTACAACTAACTTTAGAGTAAGATATCGTCTTAGTGGAGATGTTACATGGACTGCATTTCTTATTGCTAATGATGCAACAGATGTTACTATACCACAAGATTCACCTACAACTGTATTGGAGAACAATAGAATATATGACTTTCAAGTTCAGAACATAAATGGAGCTGATAATCCTTTGTCTTTGATTCTTCCAGGTATTGGTATTACTGATCCTGGTGTTGTTTTCTCTCCTACCAATACTTCGGTAGGTTTTGAGTTTCCAAATCTCTCAGTTGATATTGATAGTTACTTAATAACTCTTAGTACAGTAGAAGACCCATCTACAATAATTGGTACTCAAACATTGTTTACTAGTAATGTTTATCCTTTGACAATGACAGGAACTTTTTCATCTTTGGATCCACTTACTGCTTATAGGTTTGTAATAAGTCCTGCAGCAAATCAATTTACCGAATCTTTTGTATACACGTTTATTACAGAAGCAACGGAACAATATCCTAACGTAATTTCTGTAACAGCAACTCTTTCTTAATATGAATTTATCAATAGCTTGGGTACCACCTGTACCTGCTCCGACTTGTGGATATAGAGCTCTTTACCGGGCTAAAGGTGCATCTGCCTATACAGAGATCAGTACCTCTGGTACCACAGCTACAGTAGTACTTACTGCACCTGCATGTTATGAAGGACTTGTAAAAAGTGACTACTGTTCAGGTACAGCAAGTGGTGTACCATTTGGAGTAAATGCATACGGAGAGTTTTCTGTAGATGGCACACTAAATGAAAGTAATGAAGTAGAAATTACAATCACCTCTGTATACCCAAGCCCATATGATTTGATGGTATCAGGTACATATGATCTTACTGCAAACTTAGTTACTACTACGGAAACCTTTACTGATATAACACTAACTGCAGGAGATACTACTTATAGTGAAATAGTTACAGCACCTGTATCTGGTTCTACTACAATTTCAAATACTTTAGTTACTGCATTTGCCTCAGTATTTAATGAAGGAGGAGAGTTGCAACAACTTGACCTTGTAACTACACCAGAGTACTTTCAATTCTATTGGGACCAGGACGGTGAACCTGTATGGGATGGTGCACCAATAACTCTTCCTTCATTTACCCTTGATAGCTTTACTGTTACTGAGCAAGACATAGAAGGTAACCCTACTGCTGGTACATTGAACTTTTCTTACATTGTGTCTGATGGTCCTGCTCAACCTTTCAATCTTGTAGAGATTATAGCAAACGATGACAATGGTAATATTGGTACAACAATAATATCTATTGAAAACAAAGGTGTTACAAACGGAACAATAGATATTACTATTACTGGTTTACTTTCGGACAATCGTAGATTAAGAGCGTACTGGCCAGATACTACTCTTATTGCACTAAGGGATTTTGTGTTACCTACTGTTGATTAAAATAGCTGGTGTTGTTGGTTCCATCACTGCCGAGATAATCCGAAGAGCAATCTTCGGAAGTCTCGTATCTTTGCATTTTTTACACATAAAATGTTTATTGAGAGTAGCTCTTTGCACAATGGGAGTTTATTCGTATATTTATTCTGATGGAACCAATGAGTAAAAATTTACAATTTACAATAGCAGATCTTCATGCCCCTCGATTTTTTAAAAAGAGGTATGATCTTTTAGATAGAGATAATATACCCATCTTTAAAAAAATGAAGAGTGTTTATCCTGAACTAAAAGAGTATACAACTGCTGAGATAATCAAGTGTGTACGAGCAGTTAATGCTGCTATTGCAATAGAGGTTTTAGATAATAGAAATGGTGTTCGTTTGTCTGATGGTCTTGGAATTATAGTTGCCGGGGCATGTAAAATAAGTACAGAAACAGCAAGTAAAAATATTGATTACAAAGAATCAAAAAGACTAGGTAAGTTAGTTTATTATCAGAATCAAGTAAGTGATCAATATATTGCCAAAGTTAAATACAGCAATGATTTAGATCGGCACATGTTTGATAACCATCACATGTGGTGCTTTGATGCTGATAGAAAATTATCTTCTAGTTTAGCAAAAGAGTTTAGAAAAGAAGGTGGTTATAAAAAGTACATAGTGTTTACTACAAGGCAGCACATTGGTCATTTGTTTC